AAAGATAAGAGCCCCAGCTATTTCTAACCAGGGCTCTAAAGCCTTTATTCAACATCTTTTTTCTTGCGATTTTTGATCCTCTTATAGAGGATATATCCGCTGCCAATCACAACGCCACCGATAAGTACAATCGGGCCGAAAGCTGTAATGAATTCTTGGCGAATAGTTTTCTTGTATTCCTTTGCCATATGTGCCATAAAAGCACGTTTTTGTGAATTCGGAACAAACCACCAATCCCCTGATTCTTTACCGTCTACGGCCTTCTGTACCATCTTTTCGATAGTGCTAAAATTTTCATCAGATAATCCTTCTAATACTTTTGATTCTCTCATTTTAATCCCCTTCCAAATTTTAGTTGATTCCATAAAGGGCAGAGAAAATGTCGCGAATCATTCGTCATAACCGGCGTACTTGTCCGCGAACTCGTCCTGTCTTACGACAACATACATCTCGTACAGATATGCCTTGATTCCGGTCTTGCCATTGACTTCCCAATATGAAGGATTTATCAGCAGATCAACCGACTCGATGTCGGCGTAATCCAAAGCATTGACCGCTTCTTCGTCCAGGCGGACTTTCTTATGCCCCGAAACCAACGTAATGTTCGGCGGGATTTTCTTGTATGACACAGCCACCTCAAGGCGATGATTCGGTGTTTCATCCTCATCCCTTTTGGGTAAGGTTTTAATGTTCCAGCCATCCGCCGCGAGCGTTTCCGCGAGTTCGGGGTCTTCAATGATTACATTAAAGCTACGATCTCCAGCCCTATTGTAAGGGCCCTCTTTGCCTGAGAAGTTTCGGAATATAATCCGAGCATCCTCAATTTTAAGTTTTGGTATACGTTGATAAGCCATTTTGTTTCTCCTTTCTTAAAACGGGTGAATCCCATTGTCATTTGGACTATACTCTTGATCTGAAGTGAACCACTCGACATCGCCATATTCCCATATAGCATCCCGTGCGGCTTGAACAAAAGCCTCATAATATGCTCTATCAATGTCATCTTCTTTACCAAGTTCTTTCACCATTTCAGACTCGAGCCATCTATATCCTTTTGAGCCACCGGCAGCATAGTATTTCCCATTCTTTTCACGAAGAAGAACCCCGCCGCCGAACCCTTTTTTAATCGGACAGAATTGTCCAACCTTTCCAATAAACCGATAATTATGTTCGTCTTCACCAAGGTTTTCATTCATATCCAAATATAATGCAGATGTCACCGACTTGGTCTCGCACATATCATCAAATACGATTTCTTCCTTACTGAAGAGAGTCTTAAATACATAAGGAACTGCAAACTGGGTACCTGTAGCTGTCCATTCACCAGACTCATAATCAGGACCGCCAGTTACAACATCCTCAATTTGTCTTTGGTGCTTCTCGTTCTCGCCAGGAATATAGCCGTACAGGCCCATACACTTTTCTTTTGTAGCATACTTGGCAATATATACAGCATCATTCACTAGACAGAACTTGTCATATGTCGCCTCATGCTCAAACTCATACCCATATAAAGCCCCAAAGTCCGAAACAAACTGTATAATCTCCGGAGTTGCGTTTGGAATCTTTATAGAGTCAGTCTTAATATGAGCAACCGTAAAGCCTCGAGCCTCGACTTCATACTTGAGATCAAGCATAAATAAGGCGCCACGTTTTGCAACGATATTATCCTTGTTCCGAATATCTCGGAAAGGATTCTCGAAGCTTGCCGATGTCAAACCATACACGGAGTTAATGGCAATCTTTAAGGCAAAGGCTAAGTCCTTAGCCGTTAATTCACCATTGATTACCCTCTGAATATACAGTGCCAGCTTTCCATCAAGCATTTTATTGACAATATCCCAAGCTTTGTGTTTAATGTTTACTCGACTATCAACAATCTCTTTGAATCGTCTTGTGAACTCAACCCCAAATATGACTTCTAATATAGCACTATGCGGATGCATTGAAACAACATCTAATAGTGCTACATCACCGTACATACCAGGTTTAGCCCGTACTAAGCCCCCCTCTCCAATCTCCTCATCTCGATAAATAGATTTACCAGCATCGTACTTGTATCCAGGAAAATATGGAAGAAAGCTCTTTGCAGGACCGTGTCTTTGAGCCATCATCGCTGGAGCCGCGTCCGTTAAGAAATCACGGGTTTCCTTATCAAGTTCTAATACTGGGTCGGCCAAGTTTCGATAGTGAAACTGGTTTTGAGGTTTACGATTAGTCCCAAATATAATTCTGGTTGTCAGAGTGTTTGTGGTATCATTGACTGTCATTCCAGCTAAATCGGCTAGAATTTGCCTTGCCAAGAAGTCTGGTTGACGATCAATAAATATGGCTTCCGTCGCCAATACGTCGTTTGCGCAATAGTCTCCAACTTCTTCCCAACGTTCTCTCGGAACGGGTTGATCCCATGGTAGTCCGAGTTCCTTATGGTGAATCTTCAAGTCAATCTCAAATTTCTTAAGAGACTGTTTCTTTGAAGAAAAGTCATAAATATCCGTATAGGACAGGTTGTATGCTTCACCAAAGAAACAATTAGTACTACCATTAATTATTTTTTGTGATAAGTTATAGAGTTGCTCTTCAGTGTAACCCATCAACCGAGCATATACAAGATGATTATCGTATCGACGACAGTTGAAGCCAACCAATTTAAATCTCATCAAGGTTTCGACTTCTGAAGGGGATGGGTTAAACATTTTTACAATTTGCTTACCTTCGCCTTCAAGTTTCCAACAAATCAAAAACAGATTTGGAAAAACCTCAACGTCGAAGAATACTATTTTTGCATCATCATTTTTTGCTCCGGCTGATATATCTTCTGACTTGAAATGCATTTTGTTTACAAGCTTAATACAATAATCTGCTTGATTTGTGCTATTCATGGCAAAGCCTAAAACAGCATTTCTCATGTCAGTAACATCATATATAAGCCCGCTTGCATATGCATCTTCAAGGATCTTATGGATAAAGTCGATACTGGGTTTGGTTCCAGGATGATATTCCTTATTAAGGTTTCTCTTAATCTGGACTCGTAACCCTCTTTCGCTCTTTACCACATTAAAATCAACCAACTTTTTCTCTCCTTTCAGCGGTAAACCAGAGCTAATCTTAGCTATTGGCACACCATTACACTTTGACAATTTCCGTCTCAATGATGCATCTCCAGTAGCTATCTTAATTTCGATATGGTCATCATACACACGGCTCAACTCATTTGCATCGCCTGTATAAATATAATGAAGATGAATCCCCATTCCACTTTTACTAAGCTCTGCATAAGTTGCTGGCCATTTACTTGCGGCTTCAAGATTCTTTTCAAGGCTTTTATTTCCATCCTCATCTGGAATATCGAAGTCAATTACAATATGATTTTCCGGGACTTTTACATAATGAAGTCTGGATGTGTCAAGGTCACTAAGTCTTGTTGTAACATTTGACCATTTTTTAGATGGTGTTTCTTTAGAAGTAGCATACTGAGCAAAACAGTCAGAGCACTCCTTGTCAAATATGGATTCTGTCGAGTCAAATTTAATTAACCTAACTCGTGCAGTCTCTTTTTTCTTCCCGACAAGAGCATCCTCAAATCTATCAGTTCGAAACCCTTTATAGAAACTACGTACCCGTGACCCATCTTCCATATTCACACGTTCTTTGTAGTCCTGGAAATAGTTTTTAAGTTCCTCCTTAAATATGCGTTGCGAAAATGGGAATTGCACTTTAGCATCCTCACAATAGGTTTTATACATTTCCCAAGCCGCTTTTAATGTAGTCCCGTCTTCTTTTTTGAACACGTAATATGAGTCAATTACAAAGTTATAGAAGTCGTTCGAAGCCCCAAGCATTCCAATCGGAATATAATCATCATAATGATTCGGGTCATCCAAATATACCTCTAAACAATGCTGGGCAATGGCCCCTAGGTTAAAACCTATCTGTTTCACAAGTGTTCGGTATTCTTTTTGGTCTACTTTATTTCCGGAAGGAGATACGTCAATCAGCCTTCGAATAAGACCGGATTTTGCATCGGTAATTTTTACCGGTTTATTTGTTCCCATAAATAGGAAGCATTTAAACTGATTAGCATATGCCGATTTAAACTTTTCATTCACAGTCATCATCTCATGCGAAACCAGACTGTTCAGCCTTGTGTTATCCTCAATTCTAGACAAATCGCCATCATGCTGAATAGCTACCAATGGGTTAGCCTTGAAAGGCTCTAATGCAAATGAGCTATTGGCGGAACCAAGAGCCTTAGCATCAAACACCGAATAATAGCCTTCAAATAGCTGTTGAATAATATTGAGAACTGTAGACTTACCAGTTCCGGTTGCTCCATACAAAACTATGAACTTTTGAAGCTTCTTAGATTCTCCAGACACAATAGACCCGATAGCCCATTCGAGCTTGTGCCTTTCTTCTTCAGAATATAAAGTTGACATAAGCGTGTCGTAGGCCGTCAGGTCCCCAGCTTCAAGTGGATAGGGCAATTTCTTGCTGGCGTAATCCTTTTTGTTGGTTTTGGTATTGGAGAATATAAGCTTTTCATCGAGCATATGAAAGGAATCCCGCATCTGTTTTTGGCAGTATTTGTGCCAGGAATCGATCATTCCAGATTCAGCATCCCACATATGAAGGACTTTAACGTTTGCGTCGAAAGCGCGTTTGTTTTCCTCTGCATATTTATCCAGTTCACGGTCTATCAACTGCAAAGCATCCTGCTCGTCGGTGGACCATAAACCCCGTTCCTCTATCCAAATAGCATAAAAATCCCCTCCGCGAATCATGAGATCGGAGCTTTTCTTAATGATAAATTTCGGATAGATTTCGATTACGCCGCGCTTTGTGCTTCGCGTTGAAATCATTAAAAAATCGATCATCGCATTCCTATTCTCCTTCTACATGCTTTAACTCCTTCAGTTCGTCACGGAGGGCTTTGAGTTCCTTCTTTTGCTTATGGTTCCGAAACTCCAGGATAATAACATATATTGTTGCCGCGCAAATCAGACGCGACACCTTGTTTTCAAGATTAATATGACCTTTCAAAAGACCACCAATAATGTCAGCCATTGTAATTCTCCTTTCTTAATTAGCCTCGCTGGCATCATTCGTAGAAAAGGCCATCCAAATACCAGCACATTTGATACCAGATTTCAACGTTTCTCAGATCATGCCTACAGTTGTCGATTGTAAACAGTCCGCCACGCCCGTCCGGATCGTATTGACGATTTAAGAAGCGTCTTATGACGTCTTCTACATGGAGTCTATCAAATCTAATATCGGTCATCGAAATAAGGTCAAGGTTCTCAATCATGTTCCAGAACCACTCCCCTGTCCGGTTACCAATATCCGGATCATCCATGATATGCTCCTCACAACGATTTGCAAGGGCAATTAGCATTTCGAGAACGCTACAATCACGATCATCCAAGCACGTTGCGATCAACGGATCTGCATACCCTCGCTCATACCCGAATCGGTATCGGAGGCCCACGCCATCTTCCGACCGATTGCCGTCCATTCCAATAGTGTAGGTAAAATCCACACCATGGAGATACTGCAACAGCTTACGATAGGAGGACCTCCGAACCCGTCTGTCATCGCAAACGAGCTGATACATCCATTCAAAATACTTATTCATCAACTCGTTTTTTGTCACGTATACTCGCCCCTTCTCAGGTTATTTTAGGGAATACCTTTGAGTACTTCCTCGTGTCAAGCAGGATTTCGTAATCCACGCCGATTTCTTCGTTCCTGACAAATACGGAGTCTTCTTCGTATTCGCCGAAATGATCCGGGAACTCATCACCTACAAGGTCGGAAATATTCTTCGGAATATCCCCGTCTTCATAAGAGAGCACCTCATCTGCCCAGTAGAAGAGTGTGATTTTCTCATTACCCATCTCCCCGAATTCATCGGGGGTTATGATTCTGATACCGTTATCATCCTCATCTTCTTCCGGTTCGTCGGTCATGACCACTTCTTTATCTCCTTTATTGGAGTACTTAGAGTAGTCCGTGTACTTCTTTTTCTGGCTGATAGATGCCACCGTGGCAATATCCGCCTTGTTTCTGGCTTGAGCAGCTTTTCCTTCGGCCTCGATTTCATCGGAATCTTCAGAGTTACCGAGGACATGGCGAACCTGCTCATCGGCCAATTCCTCGATTTCGTTGACTCTTCTGGTAAACGCTTCCTTAACAGACTCGATCTCATCGTCCGCAATCTGCTGGTAACGTTTCTTTACAAGCTGCCAGGTCGCGATTGACCCAGCAGCAGCGCCAAATATAAAAGCCAAAAATCCAACTGTTTTTGTATTCATTTTCTTTCTCCTTTTCAAATATCAGTGGATATGGCGCCCGTATTCAAGATATCTCCGTCAACGTTGAAGTCAAGGAGTATCGTAGGCGCGAATCCACCATTTCCATCGGGTCTATTGACCTCAAATATGCCGAAATCGACATAGTTGTCGCCATTAGGATTTTTTCCGTTCTCGACGAATGTCCAACCAACGACATTGCCCGCAACAGATCTCTCCAAGCCGAGCATGTCATACACCTCATTCAAGAATATATGACCATTGCTCTGGAGCGTATCATTTGCGAACTTCTGCTGAGCCTTACAGAACATAAGATTATATTCTGAATTGTTTTCCCATGCCGGTGTCGTGTCCTGATCAAAATATCGTGCATACACGCTTCCCGGTGCATCCGGATTTGCGACCTTAACCGTCTCCTTGACCTTCTTTTTCTTTCCCGTTTCCGGATCAATCTCTGTCTTTTCGACGGTTTCCGTCTTGATGTCGTATCTGAGTTCATGATCAACGGTTTCGCCGAATCGATCAACCACCCGGGCCCGATATTCTTTGAAGCCTTTATCCACGGCCAGATATGCCGCCGCAAGCGCCATGTTCCTTTTGCGAAGGATATTATTCGATGCCAAAATTCCGGTGATGGACAGCGCACCCACCGCAACTGAAGGCCCATACAGCTTTACAAGCTTAAGACCGGTCTGCAAATATACCTTTGCCAGGGCTTTTGTCCGCACTTCCTGCGGAACCAGCTCTTTGGACTCGTTGTCTGTCGTTTCGTGAATAATATCGATATTCTTCTTGGCCGTATCCATAACGTCGCCAACCTTGGTAGTTGCTTTGCATGCCATCACGGCCGCTGTAACTACACCGACAATACCCGATGCCAAAAGAATCTCCGGGCTATGCTTTTTCAACGTAAACCCGAATTTACTGAAAGCCTTGGTCACTTTACCAAGGAACTCCTTATTTTTCATCAACTTTTCCTCCTAAATCTATAATTGTCGCTTCTGGAAATACAATCTGATATCCCTGCTATAAAGATAGCAATCAATTTAATATATTCCATGGCAATATCTCCTTATTTCAAAGATATAATCTTCGGCAGTTTAAGATAATATCCATCCCTGCCGCGTTCAACGGATGCGCTCTTCAGGTTTGTCCATCCGTAGTTGTTGTCAGTATAATTGCTTGACACCCCGACAAGGTCGTACAAATCGGCGACGCTTACCATATCATACGTAGATATGAGTTCGTCCATTCTGGACAACACCTCTTCGGCTTCCCCACGGGTATCAAAATATACATCGTCATAACTGTACCCCGTTCTTGTACGCTGTGCCAAATAGTCAGTGCGACCTTTATCCCGATCATAATAGTTTCGATAAGAAACTCTCGATGCCATTGAGTTCCTTTTTGTTCGCCCGGACTCTCCATAAAGAATCATATCAATACCATTGGTAATGATATCTGAAATGGCTTTCTTTATTGCCGGCACTAGCACTCCAAGAATAACGTACGACTTGACGTTTTTGACATCCTCAGATATAAAGACGTCCGCAAACTTTCTCAATTCACCTTTTTTCTTCACTCTGGCATTACTGACAACGGCTTTTTCTACTTTTTTTTCCGGGGCTTGTTCGTCAGGTTCTTCTTTTGACCTGTGCGAATTAGGTTTGTAATCCACTCTTTTATTCCTCCTTCTCAAGGACAAGCTTGCCCGGCAACGTAATATACGCATCCGCAGAAAGGTTGTGCCCCTTTTTATATTGATAGGCCAGGTTAGATCTAGCCTTAGCTTCTGAAATGGCCCGTGTGGAGCCTTCCCACTTATCCGCAATACACGTCCCAAACGATTTCACAGGCCCTTTATATGAATATGTGTTCATTATGTTCCCTCCTAAAATATAAGGAGAAAGAGAAGACACTGTGTTGTCAGTGCCCCTCACTCCTTAAAACCCCTTCTATTCGGGTTTCCCCAATGATTCCAATGTCATGTACTCAGTCTTCCTGGATCTCCTCCGCCGAGTCCGCTTCTCTCTTCTCTTTGATTTTGCGTGCGATCAACTTACCGCCCTTGACCAGGCCAAAGCCTGCAAGCACGATACCTGTGACGATGCCGCCAACTACCAGAAATTTCTTGAAGCCGCCCTTTGTCGTAGCCTCCATGATTTCCTCGTTTACCATGTTTTCATTGTTATCCATTTTAGTTCTCCTTTCATTTTTAGAAAAGTTTTATGGTTTCCATAAAGTACTGTGTTTTTTTCGCGTACCGTTTTATCTCATATAATCCGACCGCGGTGAAAGTGTATAATTGAGGACAAGGCATGGTGTCCCATCCTCAGCAAGTTGAGAGCTGAACCTCAACTCCACAAACCCTTTATCAATGTTCCATCCAAGCTCGGAGCCGGTCTTTGTACCCTTGAGCCCAATCTCATCATAGAAATCATTCAAAGAAATATACATATCGCTGATCATTCGCCGATTCATCTCGTTCTCAGCACGCCGAATCTTGTCAATGTCTGACTTGAAATACCGTCCGGACAAGGAGTCATAACACAAAGTGTTTCCTTTTTCAGTTATGAGAATCTCTCTATCAGATATGGGATTTTTGTCAACCTTATCCTTGTCGATGGAGTCACGAACAGCCTGTTCCTTTTTCTCGCCGATTGTCTCGACAACCTTTGCCTGATATTCTCTTAGAGCGGATTCTGATAGGGTGTATGCCGTCGCCAAAGCCGCTTGTCTCCGTACGTTGACAGACTGAGCGCCTATGAAGCACCCTATGGATAATGCCCCTGTGACTGCTGCCGGAATATAACACTTCCATGTAGCCTGAATAAGCTCGAGAGGTCGTAAATTGTCATCGTTAACCTCGTCTTTCTTATTCTCTATTTTTTCCAGTGCTCTAGGGGTCGCTTTTACTGCCATGATAACCGTAGTTACCATTCCTGCAATTCCGAGCCCGGTCAAGATTTCCGGACTGTACTTCACCAGGGTACCCCTAAAACTCCTGATGATTTTAGATAGACTAAACTTGCTCATCTCTGACTCCTTTCATAGCCTTTTCTACCCGAACGTCTGCACTCCTATATTCTTTATAAGCTGAGTCTACAAGTAAATATGACACATAATCAATAATATCTTGAGCAGTATCGTATGCTATTGAAAATATATAACGATGGTCTATGTCCTTGCTACCAGCACATGCAAAATCGTCAAACTTTTTAAGACATTCCTTCATAGCATAGATTGGCGAATAATCAACATGATTTACAATATACTCGATCAGCTCATCAGCCGTCCATCGCTCGTATGCACGACAGAAAAACTCTCGTTTAGGCCATATTGGTGCTGGCTTTGGAAAATATCGCCTAATATAACTTCGAATTCCTCGAATCACGAACTCCTGTTCTCTACTTAACATTACACACCGCCCCTAACAGGTATGTGAAATATAAGATACTATATCCTCTGCTGTAGCAGCCGCAGTCGCAAATAAGAGACGTGCATTCTCATCTTTGGCAGCGCACGAATAATATGTGAGCTTAATTATGAAATCCTCGAGCACATCGATTGGTGGGTCAAAAGGAAAATCCAGGATATAAGCCAACATCTCTTCTGCGGTCCACCGCGAATATGAATAGTGCATAAACGCATCCTGCGGCCATATAGGCACCAAGTCAAGAGTACACTCATCAATATATTTCATAATTCCTTGCGCTACACTCTCGCGCTCTTCCATATTCATTTCACCCTCCAGAACGAAAAGAAAGCCTTTGTTAAGGCTTCTCTTTAAGTTGTCTAGCGACCTCCTTACTAACTTCCTCTTTCATTTCGAGACTTGCCGATTTCTTGCCTACCACTCCTCCGACCAGGGACGCTATAATCCCCAGTCCAGTCATAGCTGCGCCAATAATCTCAAGCCATTTCTTATCAAGATTTTTCATAAATGTCACCATCCTTTCATTAAACAAATTGTAAATCTCGCGAAAATTAGTAGATCATCTTAAGTGGTGTTTCAATGGTTATAATGGTACATTCTAAACCATCTTCAAGAACAATATCCTCATGGCTAAAGTCTATCCAAGAGCTATTACCATAAAATCCATCATCAACGTAATCAAGATTCCATCCCAGGCCCTGATCTGGGCTGTCTAGTCCTAACATAATATGAAACTCTTTGAGACTCGCATGACCGGTAATGTTTAGAATCTCATTAATATGATGTTCAGCATTTAAAACCTGCTCTTTAGTGCTATGAAAGAAATGCCGATGATTTTCTTCATAAAATAATTGAGTCTCACCGTATGCAGGATTAGTTTCCATATGTTCTTCACGGAATTTTTGGTATCGCTCCTCCATTATAGCCTTTTCTACCCGAACGTCTGCTTCTTCTCCATATAGTTCTTTGACTTTACTCCTATATTCTTTATAAGCTGAGTCTACAAGTAAATATGCGCTCATTATAGATGACTGCCGCTTTTGGTTGAGCATATGTGCACTAAGGACGCAAAATATAGTACCTAAGCCCACAGCAGTAGCTGGAATATAGCATTTCCAAACCGTTTTCACAACCTCTTTCTTTGTTAACTTACCAGCAGTGCTTTCACTACCTTGCCCAAGCCGTATGCTTTTCTCAACTTCTGCTGCCTCAATCATTCGAATAGCCTTTGGTGTAGCCTTTACGGCTAATACAGCCGTACCGACAACTCCTAACGCCCCGACACAAGTTAAGATAGTTGGTGAATGCCGCTTCAAATATAAACTTAGTTTACCAAGAAGCCCTCCCATATACTTTTCTCCTTTCAACAAAACTTAGAGAGAACGTTCAATTAACCGCTACACAGCGCTATTAATCTTATCCTATTTCTAGGACAACCTTCTCTCACAATACAACATGTAAATATCGCGAGAAACTAAAGAGCCTTTGCTTGGCTCCGTTCTTTGGATACCTTTAGCAAATATCGCGAGAAACTAAAGAGCCCTTGTTAAGACTCTTTAATCTTAATTTTGCTCACTACGATGCTTACGAAACCTTTGATCTGATCCGAATATTGCACTCCGCATATTAGAATACCTACAGCTACTGCTGCCGCACTCGCAAATGCTATTGCTTTCTTCCGGTTCTTGTTCATAATTAACATCCTTTCAAAATATAGATTTTACTCCATTATAGACCTTGTTTTTTACGCGAAAAAGAAAGAGCCCTTGTTAGGACTCAATTCCTCTTGCCATATCGGAAGCGCATTTTATGAGCTTAATTCTATAATCATTCGTATTAGGTTCATTTAACATATTAAGCACATCGACTGCGTCTAAGTTATATTTTCGCATAAGACCAAGCATTTTGCCTTTTCCTATTTGATACCACACTTCAGATGTCAACCATAATCCTCCTATGATAACTGACCCTTTAATGATTTTTATTACTGTATTTTTTTTCATAACATTACCTCCTATAAATTGTTTTCACAATAGGAGATGTTAATCTCGCGCAAAATGAAAGAGCCCTTGTTAGTACTCCTTCTCGTAGATTGATGAATATTTTTTAATTAAATCCATCGCTTTAACCAAAATTTTCAATTCGTCCTCAGTCGCACCACGCTTCTTGGCATGACCAATAAAAATTTGCCATTTTACTTCCAGTGATGATTTTTTCATAAATATTATACCTTCCTTTCATAAAGTGCTTTGTTTTTTCCGCGAATTAAAAAGAAAAGAGCCTTTGTTCGGCTCAATTCTTTACTTTAATACCTTTAATTCTGATAAGATATCAGCTAACCTTTCTCCGTTCTTCTTTCTCTTGTCAATTTCGACCCATTCTCTATTTGTCAGATTTCTCTTCAAACTCCAATAATGGCCTAAAGACCGGTCATAGCAATATAAGTTTTTCACTGATTCCTGCTTGCGCAAATTTATGTTTTTTATCGCAGCTTTTCCTACAAAGCCTACGACTCCAACAACAATCGGTGCAACCACAATCAGGACTTCTTTATTTCTAATAGCCCATTCTTTTGCCTTTTGAAATTTTGAAGCAACCTTTTCCTTAGATTGGTTCAAATTCTCCTTGTTAAAATTCGCAAATATAGTTTTACCCATATCCATTCTCCTTTATTAAAATAGTATTATTTTCCATAAAGGGAACTGTTTTTATCGCGAGAGGAAAGAAGATACCGTGTGACCAACACAGTACCCCCATCTTAAACAATATAATCTTATCTTCTGTTTGGTTTAACCCAACTCTGACATTTTCTGTTCGTCGCTGACGTAAATGTTCCAGTTTCCTCAAACTTAAACCCTCTATTTAGGTATATAGCACAAAATATTAATTGGCTAACTCCCAATACAATTTCCAATCCAACCTTGATATATCGATCTATTAATTGTTCCTTTACAACGCTTTTATTATTCTCCTCTTCAATTCTCCTCTTCTCAAATTTATCGAGCGTTTCCATTTGAATCTTGATCTCCTCAAGATGTAATTTGTAAAGTATATCGAGGTCTCCAATTGCTGATTTTTTTGCTTCACTACCTTCTTCTAAAGTTTCTAACTTTTTTAGACACTGTTCGATCCTCTTGTCCAGCGAGTTCTTCAGCTCCTCATTCATTCTTTTAACCTCCTCAAAAATATAAATTAATGTGTTCCATAAAAGACGTTGTTATTCTTGCGGAGTATAACCTTTTTTGTTAACTTTGAGCCTGATATACGATTTCTTACAGACCGTCTGGACATCGCTTGTTAACTCTAAAAATAAATAGGGATCTTCTTCCTTATCTTGGTTGTTCACCATAAGAAAACCGACTGGGCGTTCCCGTAACAAAAATATCATTACGACTGCTCCGATAATAATACCAATTCCGATTCCAAGTAGTAACATAATAATTCTCCTTTCAAAAATAAAAAGAAAAGGGACTTGAACCCTTGACCTCTAGACTATGCTAGTGCTCTCCCATCTGAGCTATTCTTCATTATACATCATGTTTTTTTCGCGAAAGAAAGAGCCCTTGTTAAGGCTCGATCTCTGTAACTTTGTTATCCTTATCAATAAGAAATATTGCAAGGCCAATCTCTTCGTTCTGCTGCGTATCCAGATAAGTGTCAAGAACTTCGCCAATGTGTTTGGCCAAAGTTACGATTTCTTTCTCCGCTTGAGGAGCTTTTTCGTAAATTTTTCTCAAATCATTGCCGAACCTTCTTACTAACATATCCTCCATTGCCTTAGACCCCTTTTTGTATCCAGCCATCTTGCTAACCTCTTTTAGATAATAGCAACCTTTCGGTTCCATAAAGTACTTTGTTTTTTCCGCGAAACCCACCCGGGAAAATTTTAAGATTGATTGTTATAACTGCGAGCAGAATGGGGCGATGCTAAAATATAACACCGTCCCACCCTTACGTACTCGCATAACCCCTACAATTTGAACTTGACCCCAAGAGACCCGTAGGTCTTCGACCCCGCTCTGCCATCGATCGTCAAACCGTTCTCACGCTGATAACTCTTTGTAGTATCGCGCGTCTCGCCCAAGAACCTGTTGTTCGTAACATCGAGGTTCTTATACCCCTTTGCCACCAGGACTTTCTTGAACTCGATAACATCGTCGCCTTTGCATCCGTACTCAAGCACACGAGTAAATATAAACTCGTTCTTGTTGTACTTCAGCCCGAGCGCGCCATATGTCTGAGGACCGACGACGCCATCCACGTCCAGACCATTTGCTTTCTGGAATGCTTTGACGGTCTCCTCAGTTTCGCCAAGGAATCTATCATTGTTTACATCCAGATTGGTATAGCCTTTTGCTACGAGAGCCTTCTTAAGCTCTTTAACGTCCTTGCCAACGCATCCATTTTGAAGTTGACGCGTAAAGACATACCCAGAACCAGACGACGGGGGTGCCGGAGCAGTAGCTGTCTTGTCATACTCATAACGCTTGGTCATGAGCCCACGATACTTCCACGGCCGCTTGCTCATCTGCGTGATGATAAAGCCATAGTCCAGGCCTCGGCATTCCATGACAAGAACGTCTCCGTTTGACATAAAGCCGCATACCCAGCCAACGTGTGTCTTCTTGGAATTTGTACCGTTGAACACGGCCTCGCCAAGTACGTACGGACGGTTTATTGCAGAGCACAGGCCTTTGTCAGTACATAAATTTCTGTAGTTGCCGTCTGCATTTGTCTGCGCATGGCTGTATGCATCTTCGATGCCCTGGCAGTCCGAGACATAAACTCCTCTCGCAAGCCAACCCGCTGTTGCTCTGTCAAACTCGGCCTTTGTACGACCGTTTTTGCTATAGTACGTCCTGAAACTTCTGTCGAGAATGGCTTGTGTACATTTCTCGCCGGATGTTCCGTAAATGTACTCCCATTCACCGGCGGCACCAATATCGTTACGGCCAACGGGGAGTATCGCTCCGATCGGAGCAGAAGCCTTCTTAACATGAGAAAGCCCCCACTTCACAAAATCCAGAACTTTTCCATTCATAATTTATTCTCTCCTTTACAAGGAATATTTGGTTGAGGGATTATAGAGCCGACGATTCTTAATCGGCACTTTACCTCATCCATAAATCGTTTTGTAGTTCCGTTTCCGCCCATCTTTTCATACGGTTTATAGAGATATTCGAGATTTTCATACTCATCTCTGGTTATCCAATCACCACGATCAAGATAAAAGGAGCATAAACTGATAATTCGGTCATGCCCTAATCCTATGAGCATTTCCGTCTTGAGATCTTTTTTGTCCATTCTCTTCATCATATATGCCCAAAATCCAGTTGATGCCAGGAATGCCCCAGCAATTGTTACAAATATTTGCACTACAGGATCCATAAATATAATCTCCTTAAACCGTAAGATTTTTTAATACGCCGTTCACCAATATTTTAACATCGGAGACCTGTTTTAGTGTCCCACCAATTAACACCTTGTGCTCGGCTGCTGTCTTTAGTACTCCTCCAATAGGAACCTTCATCGGGATTCCCATCATTGCCATTTCTGACGCTGCTGACCAATTACCCCGTACACCGTATGAGTCATAGCCACGAACAAGGAACTTCCATCGTAAACCTGGAGACCATCCAGTTGTCGGTATATTGATTGTAGTTGCTGCCCCAGAAGCATTTGTGCCAACAATAGCTCCATTTTGATAATCTGCTCCGTCTGGGCTTTGCATCTTAGCTTCATAGCCCACGATATCACCAGTCAACCCGGTATCAGGATCTCTAGGATTAGGAGGCGTAAATGAAAGAATAATTGTCTCACCAGGTGTATAGACAAACTTATCAGTGGTTGGTTGCCCAGTAGGAGTATTTGGAATTCTGTTCTTACGAACCGTACCAGAATACCCTGAATATACAGTACTTGTATACACCGAACCAGATCCAACTCTGAATTGAACAAATTTTCCACGACTCCAGCTTGCAATTGTTGCGGCTGGAATATCATAGTACGTATCATTTGCTCCAAGCGCTACAGAGGTCTCTGCAGACCAATTAGCTCCATCATCAGACGTCCGATATTGTAAATCTTGACTTGTAATTGCATTATTTGTTCCATTTGCACCCTTAGACCAGGATAATCTCAATGAAGTCTCAAAAGTATTGAGATTGAACCCTAAATTTGTAGGCGTTCCAGGAGAAGTATACTGAATAGTAACGTATCCTGAATATACGGTACTAGCATGCTCAGATTTTGATCCGACCCTAAATCTAAAATATTTTCCCGTTGGATAATCATCTAATACTGATGACGGAATATCGTAGTATAAAGTACTTGATCCGACTGAAACCACTGTTTCGGAATCCCAGGTACTTCCGTTATCGGAAACGGAATATCTTACTTCGTGCCCGGTTATAGGGTTGTCTGAACCGGCACTTCCTTTGACGTAAGAGCATCTTATAGCGCGATCTGCTGAATGCATTGCCATGCTTAAACTAGTTGGTGCCCCTGGAACAGTCCATGGCTTTCTGACCATTACAGAATCCAAAGAAGCATGGGCATCGCCTTTTATTCCAACGCTCGTTACATGGGCTTTATATAGTCTTCCGCCAGGGTGTGAAGAAATATCAATTACCTTACCGCTGCTTATACTACCAAAGCCCCATCCAGTATAACTACTCCAAGTAGATCCTTCATTATCACTATACTGTACATAACCATCGTATCGTGCGACGGGGTTATTAACGCCAGGAGTAGCAGCAGTAAAACTGAGTTTCATACTAGTAGCTGTGACTGTGTTCAAATTAACGCCCGTTGGTGCTGTTATAGCAGACCAAAGTTCTGTCAATACTAATGATCCAGATGCACTACCACCAGAAACGTAACTGGAACTTATTGAAAAACTAACACTAGTAGTAACGGTTGCTTTACCGTCGCTACCGTGCGTAATCCAACCGGCCCAATGACCAATATGATTTAGATTACTACTCCTGTAATCTATACCTTCTCCGGTTTGTACGGTACTGCCATTGATTTTAAAAGTCCATGGAGCATCATTATCGTATGTCGAAGACGATTCGCCCGGCTTTACTTGAGTATAGGCATCAGCAACAACATATGAACGATTGTTTGGAATATCGATCTGGGTCTCGTTAATATTGATCCATACCGCAATTCTACTGGCGTTCGAACCAGTTGCCGATCCGGTAATTTTAGCCATTTAAATCACCTCCTTACGGTATATATTTTACAAACATAGTCCCGTCAGGAACACCCTCAGTTGAAGGGGTTGGGCCAGTACTTGGATAATATATAACATTCCCAACTCTAATTGTATTCGGGGCAATATCTTCTGTTATTACTAAAGATGCCATAGATCCAGAAACGTTCATAATTCCGCTTGCATAAGGGCAATCTGCCGTTCCTCTCTTATCGGTTATATTAGCCGGCAAAATAACATCAGTATCTGCCCCACGATAAATATAAGCCAGTGGATACTGGTTTATATCTTCTGTATGGACCATTACAGGAAGTTGCGGCTCACTTGCAGGCGTGCCGGTAATAAATTTGATAACACCATTACGAACTGCTTCGGTCTTATCAACCTCAACAATTATAGCGTCATACCGATTGAGCACCAAGTGCGCGGCATCTAATTCGAGATTCAGTATTGAATCGTTGATAAGCCATATCCAGTTAAACCACGCTTTTCCAGTTCCAACCGAAATAGTATTACCAGAGCCGGCCGTAACCCGTAATGCTTGGCCAAGATTGATAAATACACCATCCGTAATCACGCCGTCAAACAAGGCGGCTAACTGATTATTAGTATACTGTCTGTCGCCATTAAAGGAGTCAAAAAACCCACTTGTTACAGCCATAATTATTCCTCCTCTACTTCTTCAGCCGACCGACAAGTAGGATATATTGATTCCCCAGACTCATCTTCGGCCATTATAACCTCTACAACCCGTACTTTTGTAAGGTTGCCATAATCGTCTGCTACTTGAACAATATCCCCTTGAAAGAAGTCCCTTCCAAGCTGAAATTGGGTATCAGATTCAATGCTTCCGTCAAAGTATTTAACCTCGACATTTTCAGCAAGTTTCTCTTTTCCTCTTTGCTGAAGTTGAGCCAAATAATCGGCTTCACTAAGGGTAACGCCATCAACATTAGAAGAAATATCTTTTGCATCGGTGAATATCTCTCTTCGATTCAATCCAGATGCTACTCCAACAGTCGTAAATCTCCTATCATACCCTTCTCCCTCACCGCCAACAAGAGTCACATTCTTAAGCGGAGCTTTAGAATATAAATACTTGCTATTGAGTAAGTTGTCAAAGTCTGGAGAAAATATAACATATGGATTAGTCGTCTGTGCATATGACCGATCTGCTCCAGCATAAAGTTTAAACACAAATTGGTTAGAACTATTCAACGTGACCTTAAAGCCAATATTATTCGCCCGACAAATCTTTACAATTGCATCATATAGATTATCGCCAGTATATTGTGCTTCAATAGTCAATGCCGTTATTAACGGATCTGTTGACATTTCAAAAACTAAGTTTTGAATTTTTCTTTCGGGATATGGTATAGGGGCCGGCGGATTAGCCAACCCAATATACGGTTTAATTGACGCAATTTGCTCATATATTGTCGAGGTAGTCGGATCAAATATAGCCACGCCGACGTAATGTTCTGAAGCGCCCATCGCTTGCGTAGAGTTTGCTCCTATATCTCCAAGATCCCTAACTGGGGTACCAGCAGCGTCATATGTCTTGATTCTGAAATGGTAATCCGAATTAGTATTAAACACATAACTTGTTGACGGCTGAACCTCAATCGCTAATGCATACTCTCCAGACTCCCAAAACTCTTGGCTCAAGCTAATAAGATTTGGGTTGACTACTGGATACATAGGATTTATAGCATTTTCGTCAATTAATTTCTTAATTCCAAGTTGAAGATTTCCACTAAGAGTTGTTTGACTCCAGATAATCCTTCTTTTGAGAATGGACTCTAAGGACTGTCCAGTGACAATAACTTTTGTTCCTTCTTCAATATCAGAATTAATATTTATGCCCTCGATAATCATAAGATGTTCGGACTTCTTGTTGGCTAAATAATGATCTGGAATGATATAATCGGGTCTCCAGTCAGATATAGGAATCTGCAGTTCAAAGTCGCCACACAAATCATAGCGGTCAACCCAAATTGCAGATTCGTAAATATCCATAACTAAACGATCTTCAAAAGAGGTATCAAGAACTCTTAAGTCCATAATTATACCCCCTCATAAACAATTTTATTATCTATCTGAAATCGAAGATTGTTGCTGCCTGTATCCGCTGTATAGGAAAATATATTATCCCCCTTCTTCAATGTAAACCAGGACGACTCTTCAGTTAGACAATTTAGAATATTGAACGTCTCTCCACTGCGTTCTAAGATCATACCCTTTTTACCTTTAACGGTAGATATGATAATTTTATCACCAGCTATAATCCCCGTTCCGGTAAACTCTTCGAGCTTAACTGAGTCAATCTCCATACGCTCAAGAGTAGTCATATCGTAAATGGTAACGCCACTTGCTGTTCCAGTAGCAGTCATGATAATATTCATGCCGAACTCAACGTCACCATTATAAATAATCAATTTCTGAGGATTCGGAGATATGATTCCAACTTCAAAGTAATCTTCAGTCCCAATTGGAAACTGAAATGCCGGTTCAAGCGCACTAAATATAGTGCTCTGTACGCCATTATCAACAACAGAATAGAAGTTTGGATCGGGACAAATAATTGAAATTGTAGTCCCCTCTCCTTTGCTGAATATAGTTGGGTCATTAGACTCAACATATCCTTCTATCTCGGCTTTCCGATTATCAGTCGTTATTGTCAGTTTAACATTTTTTTTAAGGGGAAAATACTTGTAAGATTTGATTCTAGCGTCTTCAATAGTACCAATAATTCGTCTCTTACCAGATACTAGCCCCTCTTGCCATTGAAATATAAGTCCTAAGACAATATTACGACTTGGGCGCCGAGAAGAATTGTATCGTGCTCCATCATTCGTAGGAATTTCTGAAACATTAACAGTTGCTGCGCCCGGCCCCAAGCCGCTGATAGCTACGACAGCGAAGCCCGATTTCTCGGGCGACGCTAATTCGAGCTCAAGTTTATCGCCAAGATAGTTTTCCACCATAACTGTTTTAATCATGATTCTATCATCCTTTCCACTTGCGAGAGTTGATTCTTTGTCTGCCGATAAATATCAATTCTCGACAGGGCTTTTGGCGAATAGTTGTTCTGAGTGAAGTTAATTCCCCCCTTCGGATTTGCACCTTCACTTTGTTCTTTGTTTTCAATTGCGCTATTCATTCTATTGCTTATGGAGATCGCCTGTCTCTGGCCAAATATAGAACTAATGCGGTTTGCACCGGCTTCCACATTTGTCAAGTCAAGGACTGGTCTTATAGTCGGCTGTGTATCAATACCGTTGTCGACCATATCCACAATATTTGCTATGGCGGTGCTTAATCCAGATTTAGCCGATTTAGCCATATTGGCGCCGGCTTTATAAGACTTGTCTTCATATGAGGCTAAGGCGTTAACAAATGCTACACCAGCAAAGTCACCAATGTCATAGAAAACTCGAGAAGGTGAACGCTCATCGAGCTCCCTCTTTGCTGCATTAGCAGCAGCTCTAGCCATAGCTCTTGCCCGAGCCTCGGCAAGGTAGGTGTATTTAGTAATAGCGGCGCAAAAGCCGTCAACCGCATACTTACCGGCCTGATAGAAGTCGTTATACTCGCCTCTCATACCCGTAACTGCTGCAGAGGTAATGCCCACACAGGCTGTCACCACAGCGGATTTTGTAATATCAGCACCGGCTTTAAACCGCTCAATCAAATATACACCGGCATTGTAGAAATCAGCATACTTCCCAATCATTCCGGCAATAGAAGATGATACAATGTTTAGATACGTGTTTGATACAGTCGTCCACATACCCGCAATGCCTGACGCAAAATATGTCATTGTCGATTTACCAACCGTGCTCATTGTGGAGTTAACTGTACCAAGTTTTCCGTTTACTCCATTGATAAATGAATCAATAAAGTCGGACCCAGCTTTATTAGCTTTAGATTTAGCATTGGTAAATGCTTTAATAAAACCATCAACCCCTGCTTCGCCGATAGCTTTCAAAGCCTTACCAAAGGTCTCTGCGCCAATAGATTCCAACCCTTGCATACTCTTGACCATCGCCACGAGTTTATTAGTTTCAGTAATGACTGCAGAGATCTTCCCAGTATCAAGATCTTTTATCCAACTATAATAGTTATTTAAATATGATCCGAACCAGGTCAGATTAACTCCGAACGTCTTCATAGCACCGCCATCACCAGCTGCTTTAACAGCAGTCTCAATATCTGCAAGAGATGTAGCAGAACTAGATACACTGGTGATCTTTTCCGGTACAACATCCTTAATAAAATTGGAATAACTACCTAAACTTTCTCCGAAAGAAGCAAGTTTAGAACCGAAATCTGCAAGGTCCGTCCGTCCTGTAAACCAATCAACGACGCCGCCAACCTGCTCAAGGGAACCTTGCATTTCTGCAATTGCTTTTGCAGCATTGATGGAAGCCGTAATGGAAGCCGTGTTATCGGACATACCCTCGACCTTTTCACTATAGGTCTTTAAGCTTTCGCCCAATGTGGGTAACCCACTTGCAAACCCTGTAAGGTCTGGGGCACCTGCAAACCACTGGGCTATACCTTTAATATTTGGCAAAGAGGAATACATACCGCCTAGAGCAGTAGCCGCAGTAACAGAAGCCGTTACGGCATCGGCATTGGCTAAGAAACCGTTAACGCTCTCACTATAGGCCTTCATACCCTTACCAAATTCAGGAAGAGCAGTTGCAAAGCCGGTAAGATCAACCTCACCAGCAAAGAATTTAGCTATACCTCCAACTTTTGGAAGGACTGAATACATTCCTCCTAAAGCCACGGCAGCATCAACTGAAGCGGTAACTGCGTCAGCATTGGCTAAGAAACCGTTAACGCTCTCACTATAGGACTTCATTCCTTTACCGAAATCAGGTAAAGAAGTTGCGAATCCGCTCAAATCTGGAGCACCAGCAAACCATTGAGCAACCCCCTTGACATTTGGTAGCGATGAGTACATGCTACCCAATGCAACAGCAGCTGCTACAGAAGCGGTTACAGCATCCTCATTAGCCAAGAAACCACTAACTGCTATGCTATAATCTTTAAGCCCCTGGCCAAATGGCACTAAACTTGCTCCGAAACTTGCGAGGTCTTTTTCTCCTGCAAACCAGCTAACAACCCCTCCAATGTTTTCAAGAGAAGCCTGCATCTCTGCAAGGGCCGTCGCTGCTGTTACAGAAGCTGTAATAGACTCGCTATAGCCTTCAATTCCAGAAACAGCCTCGCCGAACTTCTTCATACTGTCGCCAAAGACAACAAGGTTATCACCGAAGGCACTTAATTTGTTATCGCCAGTAAACCAGCTAACAACGCCTCCTTGATTTGGAAGGTTGTTTGCTAATTCGGCCAATGCTTGTGCGGCTGTTGCCGAGGCAGTAACTGTCTCCGGTTTTACATTTGCAACTGAGTCAGAATATGCTTGCATAGCCGGTCCAAATTTAGCCATTTCTTCTGCAAACATCGATAATGTATTATCGCCAGCAAACCAGCTAACTACGCCACCTTGATTAGGCAACTTATCAGCCATTTCAGCAATAGCCAATGCTGCACTTGCCGAGGCTTGCACAACGTCGGGTTTGACATTCTTAACACTATCAGAATATGCAGATATGACTGGACCGAAAGCGGCTAATTCCGTCGCAAAATCTGTCAAGCTATTCTCGCCTTCAAACCAGCTTATAACTCCACCGCGTTTCGGTAGATTCTCAGCCATTTCGGACATAGCCTTTGCAGCATTTGCAGATGCGGAAACCACATCGGGCTTAACGTTTTTAACGCTATCGGAATATGCGGATATAACCGGACCGAAAGCCGCAAGTTCTTCAGCAAAGACAGATAAACTGTTTTCACCTTCAAACCAACTTACAACCCCACCTTTCTTTGGAAGGTTGTTTGCGACTTCGGACATGGCTCTTGCAGCATTTGCAGAAGCAGAAACGATATCCGGTTTTACATTCTTTACAGTATCCGAATACTGACTCATGCTCTTACCAAACTCAACTAATTCCTTACCAAAGTCTACAAATGAGGCTCCTCCGGTAAACCATTTTGAAATTCCGTTAAGCATGTTTGCTCCGGTTAAAAGCATAATGGTTCCAACTAACGCGTTAACCCCATCCAACATAGACGGATTAATACTTTTAGCCCCATCAAGGAAAGGCTGGACATTGATCATAAACTGCGAAAGATCAGATCCGATTTGTGGAAATTGTGCTGAAATTTGGGCCATTGCTCCGCCAATTATTCCACCAATAAGTGAACCTATAGCATTACCAATAGCACCTAACAGCTTTCCACCCTCGTTAATAAGCCAAGTTAATCCAGGTATCTGGGCCAATGCACCTACTGCAGCTAACACTAATGCCAATTCTGCTATAACGGCACCAAATGCTAAAACGCCTACAATCGCCGCTGGAGCCAAGAGAGCTAAAGCTGCTAAGGCAACCATCAACGCGGCCATAAATCCTATTGCTGCAATACCATCTATCAAGATGTTAGGATCAATAGATTTCAAAGCATCAATAAATCCCGTTAAGAATGACATGAGCACATCTACCGCAGCTTTGATTAAGCCTGGTAAATTCCTGGCTATTCCTTCAAGAACGCCAATAAGGAATTGAAATACCTTATCAACTATCTCGGGGGTATGCTCAACAAGTGATGTTAATACTGATGTTATCATTACCAATACGCCTTCTACAAGCATAGGAATAGATTCCACCAATACATCAACAAGAGCTGTTACTACTGCCTTAAATGCCTCTGCTATAGCTGGGGCACCGTCCGCAATAACCTTGCAGAGCTCTAAAATTCCTTCCCCTATTCTTTTTAGAATATAAGGGATAAGGTCGGCAATGCCCCTAACTATAATTCCTAAGGCTCCTACAATTGTAACCGCACCAGCAGCTCCAATAGCAACCAAAGCTCCTAATGCTGCAACAAGTGCTGATATGCCAAGTCCTATAGCTAGTAAACCAGCACCTATCAATGCAACGCCAACACCTAGAAGAGAAAATGCTCCACTAAGTCCTAATATTGCAGGGATTAATGGTTCTAAAAGCTTACCAGCTACGCCCATAACAGTAAAGGCGCCAGCGAGAACAACAAGACCCTTTGCAATTGCTTCCCAACTCATTGCGCCTAAAATACTCATAACAGGAACCAATATTCCAAGAGCAGCAGCCGCTAATAATAGTGCCGCAGCCCCTTTTGCGGTTCCTTCCATCTTGTTCAGGCCTATAACTAATATAGCCATTGCTCCGCCAAGAGCTATTAAGCCCTTTGCAATTGATTCCCAACCCATGTCGCCAAGTTCTTTAAGAGCTTTTGACATGACCAACAATGCTGCGGAAACAACAAGAAGTTGAACCCCCATTTTTGTTAAATCTTTTGGCATTGTCTTAAGGCCGGCAACCAGAATTACCATTAAGCCAGCAACACCAGCAAGACCCTTTAATAATTCTTCCCAACTTAAGGCGGCTAAATCCTGGCATACCGCTGCTAAAATCGCGAGAGCCGCAGCAAATATAACCATTTGAGTTGCGCCCTTAATCATGGCTTGAGATTCACCAGAAACGAGTTTCGCTACGGCTACCATGGTTCCAGCAAGGGCTAGTACGCCAAGCATGCCCTTAGCCAATTCTTCCCAACTAAGTTCAGCAAGACTTTTACACACCGCTGCAAGAATTGCAAGTGCAGCGCCAAATATAACCATATTAGCAGCGCCTTTAATGATTGCCTTTTCTTCTCCATCAACCAACTTAGCCGTTGCTACCATAATTCCTGCTAAAACAAGAACACCGGATACGCCTTTGGCTAATTCTTCCCAGCTAAGTTCCGCAAGATTTTTGCATGCTTCACCTAAGATTAGAATTGCCGTGGCAAATATAACCATTTGGGTTGCGCCCTTGAGAATGGTTTTCTCTTCACTAGATAATAGTTTTGCAGTTGCCACCATTATAGCCGCTAAACCTGCAACCCCGACTAACCCAGTCATTAGTTGACCAAATTCAAGTTCTCCAATCTTCTTTAAAGCGGTTGCTAGAATAAGAATAGATACCGCCATTACCGTCATTGCGACCGTTGCTTTAAGTGTGCCCTTCGATGTCTTATCTATTTTACTAAAGAAATTCATAGCAGTTAACAGTTCAACAAATAAGACACTTAGCGCCGCAATAGCTCCGGCTAATTTTTCGCTATCGATCAAGGATATAACTAAAATGGAAGCTGCTAATATACCAATTGCCGTAGCAATCTTTAGCAAAGTTCCAGCTTTCAGTTGTTCCTGATAGGCTTTGAAGCAATCCTTTACCTGATTTAATATTCCAACAACACTGTCTTTTATACTACCAACAGTCTCGACAACATCTTTAAATCCTTTTATGAATTTTGCAATCATAACTGTTATTGTAGTTAAGGCAGCGCTGTTTATTAAATCAAATACTCCACTGAAATCACCATTTCCAAGCTTATCAAAGAGTCCGCCAAATATGTCGCCAAGGAACTTTGCTATAGCACTGCCAATAGCTTTGATTCCTTCCCACAATTTCTGAAGACCGACTAAGAACTTACTATTAGCCATGGCTTCACCAATATAGGCTATTGTGTTGACGATTAACTCGCCCATACTTGTAGCGGCTCCTCCAATCTGAGCCATACGTTCATGCATATTTTCAAGAAAAGTATGAAATGCTTTGAGCCCATCAAAGTCAAACTTCTCTTTAATACTATCAATAAATTTTTTGATAGCTGTTCCGACAGCCTTGACAAAGTTATGAATGCCTTCAACAACTTTACCAAATATCTCACCATTTTTAATAGCATCACGGAGCTTAACCATCCAATCCCCAAAAGAGGCAGACACTCCTAAGACACCACCAGAAAGCATTCCTAATCCACTGAATAGAGGTTTGATAAGATCAAATATGGCTACAAACGCCATCCTGATAATATCAAGAAAGGCAAATAGGCCTTTAAACGCCGATTTTAGATTATCAACTGTCTTTTGAGTTGGTTTTAATTTTTCAGTAAACTGCTTAAGGCCTTCGCTTAAAGCAGCTAGTCGTTCAGCGGTCATGGGCGGAAATATCTCAGAAAACGCTTCCTTAACAGGTTTGATAATGGCTATTAAACCCTCAAACATATTTCGGATAGCATCAATAACTGCTGTGCGACCGCCAAGATCTTTCCATCCCTGAAGTACTTCATTTCGAGCTTGCGCAGAAGCGCCAATCCACCCACCAATAACGTTATTGATATCGGTAAATAAGACCTTGGCTTCCTCGAAGTTACCAATTATGATCTCCCAGCTCTGAGCCCAACCTGATTGAGCAGCTTCCTGAAGAGTATTGATCAACTGAGAAAAAGTCTTGACCTTGGTAGCAGCATCGCTTGCGGTTTGCCCAAGTTTAATAATTCCGGCAATCTGCTCTTCAGTATAGCCCATGGATTTGAGCTGATCTGCAGTAAGATCGCCAGTAAATTTTGACAACGTTTCAGTAAGAATGCTAGAAGTAAGCCATCCTTCCTGTAATGAGTCTCTAAAAGACCCATTTTTCTTTATTATATCATCAATGGCTACACCATGAACTCTTGCCGTCTCCATAAGCGAGTCTTGAAATACCTGACCGCCCATACCAGCATTAACTACCGAGTTCCAGTCCATAAGTTTGACCGTGCCAGTAGCAAGTGCCTGGGAGAGTTGATACATGGCCGTAGAGGCCTGCTGAGCGTTCGAGCCTGAAATAGCCGCCAGGTTGGCGATACCCTTAATAGCATCAACTGAAGTGTCTAACGCTACACCAGCTGCTGTAAAGGTACCAATATTTTGAGCCATTTCCTGGAAGTTATAAATTGTCTTATCTGAATAGGTGTTTAATTCATCCAATGCTTTGGTAACCGTAGCAAGGTTTGTACCTTCCTTTTGGGTGTTAGCAAGTATTGTTTGAATTGAATTAAGCTTTGTCTCGTATTCGTTGAGACCTGTCTTAATCGGATCTATTGTAAGCGAGGAAATCATTCGTTTTCCGGCATTAATAGCCGAATTTGTAATGTTAACCAGAGCGGTTACAGCCATTACCTCTAAAGCTGAAAATCTAGCCTTTACTGTCTCGACAGCATTTCCAAGACCGGTCATATCAATCTTTTTAGAAGCTTCGCTAACTCCCTCCAGTCCTTTAGAAACACCCTTCATATCTAAACTTTTCTTTAATTTGTCGATGCTCGATAGGGAAGTCTGGACATTAGTTTCAAACTGTTTATTGTCAAACTTCATCTCTACAACTTTTTGGTCAATTGTGTTGCTCATACTCTGGTAACCTCCTTCCACGCAGATTCTGCAATCTTATCAAATACGGGTCTGAGAGCTGGATTGATATAATCTCTCCCCTCCACATACCCACCATTTCGAGTCCCATGCCCATACTGTAGTATAACTGCAATTGGAACTCCATTTTGAACATTTGAGTTTAACCAAGTAATGGTTACCGATCCAGGACCCCTGGTAATTTCATAGTACCAGGAATTAGCCGTACGACTTGAATCTATTGGCGTTGCGGATGCAAGAGCAGCCACTCCTTCTTGACCAAACTTGTTCAGATCCATAAGGCTGAGTGCTTTTTGTGTCTTACCAAGGAACTGTATAGTCTTGGAGAAGTCTCCACTTTGTTTAAAGCTTATCATATGACATTCTCCTTTCGAAGATTTGGTCTGCCCTTGCGTCTGCTTTACTTTACTATTCCATCTGTTCGGTTGCGGCCTTTGCCGCGACTGTTGGGTCGCAATTTATGACATTTGTAGTGGCCGTAAGTTCGGGTTTATGACCTAAACCATTAACAGAAGACTGTAAAACTATCTCAATAACCTCCTGAACGGCCGGATCATTAATTTTATCTTCTGGTATTTCCGCAAGTTTTAGTCCTGCTAATATGGCCTGTTTGGCCTCGTCATACCGTTGTTCGGGACTTATTTGCCCGGTCTTCATAATTTGTTCTGCATAACCAACGGCTTCTCGTGTAACGTCAACAATCTTATCAAAGATTGTGGCGCCTGGTATACTTAGTTTTACCAAAGCGTCCGTCAATAAATCTGCCTGATCCACCCCAGAAGTTATCTTCTGCAGTATGGCCGAAATATTCCAGCCCTTCTTTTGAGCCAACTTGATAAACGTAGGTATTGCAAACCAGATCAAAACGACTGTTGCTACAGCAATACCAATGATTAATAAAATAATCTCTGTTGCTGACATAATTATTCCCTCCTTTCTCTTTAACCTCGTGTTCCGAGTTGTTTTCTTCTCGCCTCATTTAAGGCGGCATTACGGGCGAGTAATTCTTTTCTACTCCGCTTCTTCGGAGGTTGATTCTTAATATTACAGACTCGAATCAAAGTAAGAAGACGGTTAAGATGCCATTTTTGGCAATCAAGCGGAATATTCAGCGCAATCATCCAGTAATAGATGAGTTCGGCTGTAACTGTTTCGCCATTCTTTTTACCATCTTTTTGTTCTGAAAAGTAAGTTGCAGTCATTGGAGACTCTATATACTTATTAATTTGACTAATATTTGCAGTTGTTAAATGCTCATAAGCTTCTTCATTAACATTCTGCGTTATGGTCATACACTTAATGTAATATAGAGTTTCTTCAAACGTCATTTCTTTTTTAGAAAGAAACGCTCTTCCATACTTGGCTTCCCACTTTGAAAGGGAAACCAGAGAATGCTCCAATTGCAACTCATAGGCTCTTGAATATAGAAATTCTTGTTTCTCTTCATCCCATAATTCTTGAGCCGGAACGGTGATCTTGAGCATTCTCTGTCACCTCTTTACATTTATCTTAGGTAGCGGGCGGAACGATCGTCGGCTTGTTATCGCCCATGTTTGCTGGAATTATTCCATTCACAAAATCCGCCGCGGCATTCGCATCTGTAGCCAGCTCCATAAACAAATTGGAATATGCTTCAGTGCTGGCAAACGCATCCCGGATTTCCTGACTCTTAACAAACTGTTTTCCATCCGGGCTCTTAATGCCATACGCTTTCAGGACCAGATCTTTGAAGATCTTTATTATTGCCGGAATATCCTGCGCGGCAACAATGCCTTTGATCATTTCAGCGAGCCCGCCGCTTGTCGTCATCTCCATTTCCAAGATCTCTGCCTTGGACAGGTTGAAATAAAAGTCCTCTTCACGTTTTGTACCGTTATAATCGGTATACTTGATTGTCTTTTTAAGCATCTTTTTTTTCTCCTTTCAAAAATAAAGGACCTGGGGCCGCCAGCCTTTACTGAATACGACCCCTATCCTTTTGAGCTTAATGTGTAAAATATGATTGGGCTATCAGCCCTCGGGAGGCGGCTCAACAGCGTTGATAAGTGCCAGAATCGCATCGGGCAAGGGAAGGCTCGAAGATGCCGCTGCCGTGCCATACAGAGCGTCTTCCACTGCCGCCATGATCAAAGCCCTATGCTCTGGCGTGGTTCCGACCTTCGTCGAATCGATCACGAGAGAAGCAGTCGGTTTGAATCCGGTAACGTTGACCGGCGTGGTCGTCAGTTCCCATGAGAACGTAATTGCTTCGGGGCTGTCGTTGATGCTGGCATACCCCTTCTCGGAAGGTGCGGCCTGGGCGCCGTAAATCAGGTGCAACTTATAGCCGTGCGAAACGCCATCGACATCGTTGCCGATTTCCGTTCTGTAGCATAAGCCAAAGACCCCGCGACTCTGCTGCCCGATCATAACACCTTCGGTCAACTCGCCGGAACCATCGCACGCTGCGAACTCGGGCGGATACGTATATGCTTCAACCGTCGCGCCGAATTCTTCCGTCGACAACAGATTGAGGTATTTGATGTTATCGGCATATACCGGAGATGCTTCCGCGCCCGACGGACTCTCCGTAACACTAATCAGACCGTTCCACGGAACACCTGCGCCATAAACGCCAAGGGCATCGCGAACGTAAAGGACCCCTTTGGATACGCCAGTTTCATACAGGCGTTCGCCGACCTGGTCCCACAAAATTCTTGCCATGTTTTTGTCCTCCTTTTAAAAATATAGGATAAATGTCCAATGATTAAGATTATCCGCAGTATAGTGTCGATCAAAACTGCACATTGGAATGGCAGCAACCGAAGTAACTATTGAACTGTCAGGATCTTCATCAATCACCATTACGTCGTAGCACCGCGATTGTATATACGCTATATCATCGGCATGCTCATTGGCTATGTCTTTGAGAGAGTACCTAATCGCGGGATATAACATGTTTACTGACGCAGGAGGTTGAAAATATACATGAGTGTCCTCGTCCTCCTTATACGCCGGGAGAAGATTCTCCAGGAGAGTTTGCAGTTGAAGCCTGCTGGCCATTGTATACACCCCCTATTGTCAGTAATAGTCTTGGGCGCTGAACTTCGACCTTCTCAATCTTCCATTTAGCGCCCATATAGGTTACATATCGCATAGAATGAAAGTTTTGGTTGGCAAACGGATCGGCTACAATGCTAATATTGTTTGCGATGTTAATATTATCATTTACCGTATCACTTGCTTGGAGTCTTCGTGTATCCTGAATTAAATCACCGGAGTAATTCCGTTCAGTAATAACGTCCTTCCAAACACCAGGAGAAGTCTTGGTCGGTATGGCATAGCCAATAGCCCCGTGAAATTTTGCCATTTATTTCACCTCACTTTCTAATCATCTGCATAACTCCATTTTGAAGTTTTAAGAATTAACCGGCGGCTGCTTCTTCCGTCATCTCGATCGCGATGGCCGAGAACGGTCTGGTAAGAGCACCAGAACAACGGGTCTCGATCAGGTACTTCTGAGCATTGTAGTCGATGTCGAAATCATCGAACATGTTGACCGCGCCGCCCTTATCAGCACCGATGTTGTAATCGATCGGGTTGACGATGATGCCCAACAGGGTATGAGTCGCAACACCGACCGTTCTGGTCAGACCTTCCATAACCGGAACAGTCACAATCTCGCTTACACGAAGAGTGGCAGCCAGTTTGGTGACGGAGTCGTATATGATACGGCCCGTATTGTCTTCCATCAACAGGCAGTCGGTGAGGACGTCTTCCGTCGTGTACAGTTTCGGATTGCCAGAACCCTTGTAGTTCTTCCTGGCCTTGACAGCCGCGCGGATAAACGCTTTGGCTTTCTGATCCGGAGTCGCTTCTTCAGAAACTGTGATGAGGGTCTTGATCGTGTACAGATCGTCATCAGTCCAGATAGGACGGATGTGAGTCGGATCGATCTTGTCGTCACTTGCAGCAAGCCGGCCGTCGCCGACCAATGCAGCGCGCGCAATTTCCTCGTCAAGCATGATGCGCATCTCTGTCTTGAGCCAAGCCACCACATCGAAATCCGTGATGTCAATTACGTCGTCGCGATCCAGCTTCTGTTTCTTGTACACGGTCTGCGGAGTCGTTGTCCTCTTGAGCAATGCAAAGACCTCATCGACCTTCTGATTGCCTTTGATGTAACCCTTTGCCCGGGCATCTTCCGTTGTGATGTCGGCATGGATTGACTTGATCCTGGAGAACGGCGTGTGATGAACGTCACCCAGGAACTGCTGCACCCACGAATTAGGGCGCTGAATGAAATCCGGAGCCGTCTGAAGGGTCTTGGCATCCGGGAACAGGTAATCAATATTAGTGATGCCGTGCGCCAGCGCGCTTTCTTTCAAGCTGCCGTATCGCTTCACGTCGGCGAAAATCGCCTCAGAATCCGCATGGCTCAGCACATTCTCGTTCTTCTGATCATCCTGGCTGTCGTTGTCAAACACATTGTGTTTCATAGTATTATCTCCTCCTTTGGTATCGTTGTGTTCTACGGAATCTTCTTTATCGGCGATGGCTTCCCCGACTAAGGCGTACACCACCGTCTTCTGCTCTTCGGTCATGGAATCGAAAACTTCCTGGATCGTTTTTGTGCCTTCGGAGTCGGCATGTTTTACGTCTTTTGCCATTCCTTCTTCCCCTTCTTTCTTATCATCTGGTTTATTCTTCTTTTCATCGGGTTTATCAGCATGAGCAAGCTCAAGCGCTTCACCTGTGTAGATGAGCGCCTCGTCGTCTGCCTCATCGCCGTGCCGTATAATGGAGTCGATAAAAGCCCCAGGATTTGCGCTGGCCAAGACAAGACTCACCTCGCGAATATCACCATGCAGAACGTTTCCGCCCTGTTGCTGGAGTTTATTAGCATAAATAGACAAAGAGTCCACGTCGCCATGTTCAACGAGCAACTTTCCTTGCCGGCCAGACTCCGAGTCATTAAACGAACAATAGGCATATACACCTTCCGGACGATTCTCCAAAAGTGCATGCCCAAGAACGTTGAATGGATCGGCATGGTCGTGATTCCATACCAGCGGGACGGTATGCCCATCATTATGCTTAAATGCGTCTCTCATGATCGTGCGACCATCACTACATTTAAGATTATTTCGGGTAGCCCAGCCACTGAAATCATACTTTTTCGCCATTTTGACTTTCCTCCTTTAACGTTTCATTAGAGCCTAAGCCAGTCGGGTCAGCATCATTGCCCGTTCCCTTCCCTGCAGGGGCGCTTAAGTTCTTGTTCCTCAATTCATCTGCTTTAGGATCTTTGGACGGCTTCATCCCTATAACCTGCCTAATCTCATTCGAAGACATTATCTCATTACGAGTAAACTTATCAGCGATTTCCGCAATATTATTCACAGGAACAAGCTTGAACGGATCTCTGAAGAACATAATAGACTTCATTTGAGTTCTTGCAGTCTTAGTTAGGAACTTCCGTCTCATTTCATCAACAATAGCCGATATAATCGGTTCAACTGTTCGATTAAAGTAATTGAGCATTGTTTTTTCGTCAGCTGTACCATCAAGAATGCTTTCAGTAATACCTAACTGGCTATATAGCATACTCGTCAAATATTTAATGGTTTCCATCAGGTTGTTGTTGACGGGTCGGTTCAATTGCGTGATACGCTCTGTACCATCGGCATAGGCAATACCATACTTAGAACCGGATAATTGATCCTCAATGTCCTTACGTCGATTGTTTGCTTGTTGACGTCGAGCCTCTGTTTTAATAATATATGGCAATTGAATTATAAGATCTAATTTTCCAGAACTACTTTGTTCATCCACCGCATCAAGTAGATTTAACTTCCTGACAAGGCGTTTCATAGTAGAACTTGGCTCGTTCATGACAGCATATAGAGGATTCTCAATAATCGCCGTCATGTCTTTTCGAATTGTAATCTCTTCCTGTCGGCCAGATCGTTCATTATATACCCGAGTCCGAATATGTCTTGGATACCAACTTACGATCTTTCCGGTTCGCATGGTTTCGATATCCCAAGAATCCCCTTCATCTGGATTTGTAGTGGTATCAACCGGAACTGCGGCCACAACACCTTCATCAAGCATCGACATAACTAAATCCTGAATAAAAGCTCTTCCTGTCTGATCGATATTTGCCTCTAAAGAGAGACAGTTGTCTAGCTTAGAGGGAACCGTAGACAGGAATCGACCATTCTTATCCAGAAGAACATGCCGTATACTAATAGCGGCGACGTCTAAAGCAATTCGGTTCATAACCGAAGTAACAATAGAACGATCATTGCCAGCTGAAAAGCGAGGCCGATCAGGCCTAGAAGAATACGCCGGCCCTTTATCCATATTGTAGTATCCGGTCGGATCTTTATTAAAAAACGCGTTCCAAGCGCTCCTTAATCTGGAACCAATTGCTTGCTCCATCTACTCATCCTCCTTTTATTCAAAAGCATCCTTATTGAGTTTATATGCAATATAGGCGTCCATCATAGCCGCTACAGCATCAATTTTATGCTCATACCGCCTCTTAAGGAGCTTCCTATTTCCGTTGGTATCTTCCATGGTGATACAGTTTCCCATAGTAAAGGCCATGAGTTCCTCATCAAATATCAGCATCCGTTCTTCGGCCAACTTTTTGAGTTCACCTAAAGGTACAGATTCTGTCTTTGTTCCTTGGATAACCTTCTCTATACCAAATGGACCATTTTCAGATTCCCAACGTGCGACAAATTCCTTGGCGTTATATGGGTCAAACCCAAAGCATCGGACATCATATTCGCTCTCGGTAATGTGCTTATCCAGATCTTCATAAACGACCATCATATCTAATACTGTTCCATCAAGAACGATTAAACTTCCTTCGTCTATAAATTGATCATACTTCATCCTCATCGCAGCTGGTAATTTCATAAGTGTTGACTCAGAAATATAATTTCGAGTCTTTACGCCGAAACTCCCGCTACGTAATGGGAACAAGAAAGTAAATGAGCAAAAGTCATCACCTTGTGAAAGGTCTGCACCTAGCGCACATGGCATCTTCCAGAAATCTCGTTTGCGATGTGGAAGCGTTTCCTCATATGTGAAGTAATAGGTATACCCTTCCATTGGGATACCAAACCGTTTTGCAAGAATATCATTCCTGGCTGCAGGAGCTTTCTCAGCTCTTTCAACATCCAGTTGATACGTTTCATAGCTAACGGTCTTTCCAAGGTTCGGTTGAGCCTTAAGCCACATGTCTGGATCGGCTACTTCATCAACCGAATCAAGTTTGTACCAGAAAATCGACACGTGAGGATTTGGGTATTCACCCTTAAGGATGTCTGACAACTCCATTTTGATTGTATCACCACTACCATTCCGGACAGTACCTTCCGAACTAGTTGCAATGATCAAGTAGTCATCCACCTTCGAGGCGCCTTGCTCAATGGCTCCTATTACATCCTCTCTGATATCTCCGGAAAGCCACTCGTCAACTGTCGCTACCTTTGGTCTAAGACCCTGAAGCTTGTGGATGCTCATAGGTCTTATCTCTATCAGAGATCCGGTAAGAAAGTTTTCGATACCTTTCTTTGTTGAGGCCAGCTTAACACGATTAGCCTTTGAACCTGTCGTGTTCTGCAAAGAGCCTTCTGTAAGAAACTGAAAAAGCGGTCCACGAGATCGTGTGATAGCAGTACGAATAGGTGAGAGAACTTCTTCGGCTTGCTTCATTGTTGGTGCAGTTGTGATTTGATGAGTTGTGGAAGTATCCACATTCTCAAAGTATGCTTGAATGCATGAATCGTAGAGTGATTTTGCCGCGCCTCTTCCAACAATTAAATACTGCTTGTTTACAAGTCTTCGCTTAACCGTTTTGCGGACGTAATGTCCACCACGACCACTTTCGTTTGGTTCGTATACGCTTCGTTCGACAAAATAATACCAACCAAAAATTTCTTCGCCCCAAAGTTTAAATGAATCTAGCAATTGAAGATCTGCGCCGTCAGTAAGAGTCATTTCATTTTCACAGAAAGCTATCCAACCTTCGACTGCTTCATCATCATAGTATATTCCCGGATTGGCTATGAGATCATCTATGCGATTCATCTCCATAGAAATCTCTCGGCATACTGGGATCTCTCCTCTAATTACGGCGTCTCGAAATTGGCCGTAATATTTAGGAACGGCTGTATTCGATAGCGCCATAATAGACCTCCTTTAATCGACTTTCTTTCTACCTTCTCGAGTTATTCGATTAGCATAATCAACGGCTTCAAAGTACAATTGAGTTGACTTATCCATACCGAAGCTAGATAAGAAAGCCTCTCCTTTAGACACTTTATTTTCTTTCCGAAGTGTCGCTAAAGCCTGTTTAGTATCCATTCCAGCAATAAGTTTTTTGGCCTTATCGATTCCACGAGCAACGTTTTCCATTCTTTGTGCTTTTTCTTTAAATCTTTCAGATCTGGCCTGAGCATTTGACACGTTTAGTTTCTTATTTAAACCACCGTGCACTTGGCCTTTTGCGTCGGTTCTAAGATAAGCATACGCATCGGCTGTCGAAGCCTTATCTTTTGCTTTCTTGGCTGATTTTCTATAATAATTTGATGCTGAATCCAACGTGGATTGTGCTCTACGAACGCCCCACTTCATCCCCATAACGCCATAATGCATCAGTTCGCCAGTTTGATTATACTGCCACATATGATCAACCACCTTTCAATGTCTTTATTGCAAGGGCAATCGTGACAGCTGACGCCCCGGCCGCCAATACATTGCCAGCAATACTTAATGCATTACTGACATACGTTTCTCCCTTGGAAGTTTTATCCCGGGAGAGCCGAGAATATTGCTGCTCTAAGTTCATCCGATTTACTTTTTCTCTCAATTCGGAATCACTAATCTTACTCAGGTCTTCACCCTTTCTGGAAGCTTTCCGAATATTAGAAATTGCGCTTTGAATTTCTTTTGCGTTCCTTGCGACGCTTGCAGCTTCGTTGGCCACGCTCTTTTTTGCTTTATCGCTCTGTTCTTCCGAAATTTCTTTCCTCGGCTTTGACTGCGAAGAAGAGCCGGCATTTCCCAATTGTTTTTTGGTTCTCCTTATCCCCCACCGCATGCCTTTAATGCCATGATGAGCGAGTTCATTATACTTCCACATACTATCCCTCCCCGCCATCGAGTGCTGTAATCTCTGGAGTAATGCTAATTCGAAACGCAAGCTTATCAGAAGTTCTCTTAAGAGATTCTATCAACGCCGAACTTTGAGGAGGGTCAAAGACCAACTTCACTTCGATGTAGACATAAGTCTTAACAGATTCAAACCGCTTGTCGGTTCCGAGTAGGTCACTCCATTTTGAAGTATTATCTTGGATTGCGAAACCTTCGGGCGGACCAATACCGAGTTGATACAAATCGGCCATTACAGTATTGATGTGCGTGATCACATCAGTATCAAACGTAGTATCGTCCGCCGCAATACCGAGTAACCCCTTGATAGAGTCAAGGATGCTTTCTGTAACGGCCATGTTGTCCTCCTTACTGCCGGATAGCGATGAACTTCTTCAGGCAGAATCCTTCGACTCCGACGACTGTAAAGATTTTGTAGAAGTCATCTGTTGACTTCTTCGCGTCGATCTCAACTTCGGTGAGCGCGTTCAATACCGCAACAACGCTCGCAGGATTGGGGTCGATTCTCGGACATCTCCTGACATTGAGTTTCTGGCAATTGACAACGATGCCTATTGTCGGAGGCTTCGGCTCTTCAGGCGCTTCGGGAGTTTCAGGTACATCAGGTTCGGTCGACTTCTCCTCCTGAACAGTGGCTTCCGGTTCGACCACTTTCGGCTCTTCAGGAGGTGTCTCGTTATCGGAGAGTATCTCCAGGCCACCGGTCTTGATTTCTTCGTTCACGTTTTCAGGTATGTTTTTCTTTTCCATTATACTTTCCTCCTTCTTAGTGTTTCCATGGGCATGTATCATTTCTGGTTCTCACAATTGGATCGAGAACCAGTAGATCTTTGTTTCCATAGTGGATTGCGTTATGGGTCGAAAGGATTGTAGTGATCAAAAAATCAGGGTTTAAGAGCCAATCACTATGAGACTTTATATCCTCAATTGAAATCGGATTCATATGATGAATAAAAAGTCCCTTTTGAATCTCTCGTCCTTTAATTCCAAGATCGCAACCATTATCCCTTATGATTACATCATCTCGAAGCGCCAACCATTCCCCAGATTTGTAGAACATCTGATTAAATATCCTATCAAATCCAAATGTCGACTCCCCAACTTTTCCTTGAAGCCGAAGATACTCATAACGATCCTCAAATGTTCGAAATCTTCTCAGTTCAGAATATGTCCTAATCTTCATCGTTAACACTCCCGTTACCGCTGTACTTTTTCATAGCTGCTAGAGCATTAGCATAAAGATCCTCAATTCTCTTCTGAGATTGTAGTGCTTCGATCTTTGCTGTAAGAAGTTTGTTTTGGTTAATCAACACTTCTTTTTCATACTTAGCGGTAGTTGAACCAAGCTTCAAATAATGAGTAATGACTTGTGAGGAGGCCGTCCCATTCATCAGTTGCTTTCTAGCGAGATTTGTGGCTAGTGATATCAACTGATTTTCATCAGCTTCAGGAGTCAAAGCTGGTCTCATCTTTTGCGAAGATTCGGGACGATCCGTTGCTTTAACTCTTTTCATCTTTACCGACTCCTTTCGAAATTTTAAGCTGTCCTTTTCCACATATAACAAGTTATAAACGGTTGGAGGTTGCCAGCATTACCTGTTCCAAAGTCTTGATTTGTGGCGGTTGTCGAATTATTTGTGGCGGTTGCAGAAGATACCGACCCGTTTAGTGTATGACTATGAGACCCTCCGCTCATCGCAGCGGCGTTTGTACCGTTATAACTATCCGACGGGTCATCACGGCGTAAAAAATATAAACTGCCAGATGCAGCACCGTCCCTCCATTTAACATTATGAGTATGTGCGCCTCCAGTAGCAACTGAAAAATTATCACCATGACTATGACTATTCTGAGAATGTGTATGACTATTCTGAACATGGGTATGTTGTTCTGTGGCTTTATGCCCTCCGGTTTTTTCAACCGTATTAAATTCGGTTTGACTAGTATCCACGCCGACCGGAACTCTGCCCGATCCCCATGCTACCCAGGTTCCGCCAAACATTTCTGCAGGGTTTATGTTTTCTGTTGTCATATATATTGTTCCTACGGGGTATAACATAGATTTTATTTTACTCATTAAATATAAGAGGTCTATTTGATCTAGATTTTTTGACATGTTCTTCCCTCCTCATTAATTATTGCTAATAACTTTTAGTATAGTTTTGACATACTTCGACCACAGTTTTGTTTAACTTTTAAACAGGCCTGGAAAGTTGACTGCCTCTTTTATTGAAAGGAGAAAAAGTAAAAAGCTTTGTTTATGCTACCGCCCGAACCCTCCCCAAGCCCGCTTAAAAGTCATACGAATAGTGGATTGTTTTTAAAAAATATACCCCCGGGGAATTTTTTAGGGGGCCGGCGATGACAGGAGGGGGTGCTTTTTTTTGCGACCCCCCTATATCCCGTTAATAACTTATGATGGTAATTAGTGAGAACGATCTGTAAGACTTTGAACAAAATTATTTAAAAAACAATATTTATTCATACTTACATTTGTCCTTTCTTAGAATTAAAAGCTATTGCGCCGTGACAATTATACTTTATAGTATTTAATTGTCTTTAAACTTTGTTTTATTAAACATCAATTGATTCTTCTGTCTTTTGTTTTACTTTGATGTAGATGTTTTGAAAGTCATACTTAACAATTTCATCAATTGCTCTTTCAATTTCTGCATCGTTTTCTTCTTCTGAAAGTTGATCAGAAGTTCTTGCAACTCGATCTAAGAAGGAACAAGAACTGTAGCCCCGGTCTAAATCAAAGTTATACCACTGGTCAAACTGATCAAAAGGATCAAACGGATTATCAATAGTTGATAATGCGCATTTAGCCACATCTATTCCTCCTTTCAGCCCTTGTAATTATTAACTGTTGATACTGATACACCCAAAGACTGGGCGATCTCTTCATTTGTATAGTACCCGGATGCTTTCATAGTCTTAAGCTTATTAGCTTTAGCTGTAGAAAGTTGGGTGCTTGTTCTTGGTGTTGCTAGCTGCTTGATAACATCAGGGTCTGTATAGCGTAGGATCTGAGTAAGCTTGGTATCTGTAATAGCTCCAGCCTGGATAGCTTCCCATTGTCTATCGGTAATGGTGATGCGTGTTTCTTTACCACTGGCTCCAACAGCATGCCTTGCATCATACAGTGCCTGACGACCAACTTTTCTTTGTTCCTCTTTATCCATAGCGGGGTTATCTTGTTTTTTTGCCTTTACTACGGAGTTAGCTATGGCTTGAGCCTTCCTTTCACGGGGGGCGTTCATGAGCGCAATGTTTAAGTCGGCGTTTAGTTTAGCAACCTCCGCCTTATAGGTTTCCTTCGCACTACTAGAGGCCACTAATCGACCTGTAGTCATGTACTCTTTTCTAGCTTGATTGGCTAACGCTTTCATTTTGTTTGCATAATCAGCATAAGCGTTTTCTTGGGGTGTTCCTGATGACAAGGACCGGACATCGTCTACTTGATTAATCAGATGTACTTTTGTTGTGGCGGGGACTCTTTTTCCAGTCTTATCCACATAGGTTCTACCTGATGTGTTATAAACCACCTTACCTGTCTCCTTATCAATTCGGCCACTACCTTGTCGTTCAGGTACAGCAATTGTTTGCTTTCTTCTTGAAAGAAGGGTTGAAGCACCACCGGCTTCTGTACCATCATCCTTAATGTACCCTTGATAGGTCTTCTTAAGTGCCGCAATACCATTGTCCTTCTCTGATTGCTTATAGTCGAGTTTATGCTTAGCTGCGTCAATGACGACCATACTATGCTTAACCGCTCTAGCTATCTCGCTTTCAGGGGCACCCTTAAGGGTCATGTCTGTTATAAGGTTAGAAATCATACCCATTTGTTTCTGGGTGTTAGCCTTAGTCATAACTGGAACCTTCTTGGGATTTCCCTCAGGAATAGCATATTGATCTTTAGCGTTAAACCCTACAAGAGCCTTCAAAGGCGGTGTGGATTTAATCCTAACCTTATCATTAATTGGTATAACCGCTACTTGATCCCCATCAAAGTCGGCACCAGAGAGCCTTTCAGCTACCTTAGAATTGATGCCTATAGCATCCTTAATGTTTTTACCAAGAATACTCTGAGCACCCTTGTTCTTATTATTAACTGTTAACACCGGTATTTCAAATGTTCCACCATGAGGATATCGAACTAACGCTACCGTTTCTCCATCTTTAAAGTTCGGAGCGTAAACTTCATTTTCCTTCATAGAGGTTATTGGTAAAATAACTTGTGTTCTTTGACGAGGGAGTGAGGCCGCTTTCAAATGAACGGCTGCTGCATCGCACCCATCAGCAAAGTCAATAAGCATTTTCCGTTTAACTGTTGGATTATTTAGATTTTTTATTTCATCATACGTTGCTTGTGCATCGGCATATGTCAAATCTAGTTGAGTCTTTATCAGCTTCATAGGCTGCTTAGATAAGAACTGAGAAGACAAGTTTCGAGCCATTGAATCCCAATCGCCTTCTTCTTTCAGTTTATTAATAGCCGAAAGCGACTGCTTCTTTCCAGTAACAGGATCAATATATTTTCCATTTGGGTCATCATATTTACTCTGACCATCAGCTTTAATATAAGCTCCAAACGGATTATCAGGATCCTTTCCTATAGGCTTCATGACATCGGTTTTAGGAGTACCGGTTTTCTTATTGGTATTGAACATAATATCCACACCATCAGGAATATCATCCGAATACATAGCCATTCCTTTGAGATAATGGGTTCCATCAACCAATATACGAACTTGTGCATAATGAGAGTTACCTAAATCTAAATCTGGTACGCCACGCCTTATTTCAATCACACCATCTTTTAACGATCCGCCTTCATCGCCATACCGAATGCCAACACGACTTGAGTCTATGCTTGAAGGGTATTCTCTTTTATCAAAAGACTTCCCACCATCTCTAGAATGATAGTCCCCGACAGATTCAAGATCACCAGCATTGAGTTTTTCATAAGCTTGTTTATATGTGGTTCCGGGCATACAGAGAGCTGCGGTATTTGATTGCTTTCCAGGGTTATTCACTTGTTGAATGCCTATTCCATACACTTCATATCCTTCTGTTCGAAGAATAAATAAAGCTTCCTGGAGAACACCAGGCGAAACCCCAAGCTGTCTTTCAACGCCAACGCCAACATCGAGCATGCCCTTCTTCTCTATCTCATTTTTAAGAATATCCGCAGTAACTCTAGCCTTATTACGGTTAGCTTGCGAATTTTCATTTAAAAGAGACCGAATAGAAGACTCATTCTTGTACCCCAAAATTTTTGCTATCTTATTATAACTCTTTCCATCATCTCTAAGAGACTGCGCCCGATCGGCATCAAGGTTCTTACGTTCGTGCTTAGCGACTCGAAGCTGCATGCGCAACTCGGTCGTGGTCATACCCATTTGTTTTGCCAACTCAACTTGGCTTATGCCATTTTTAGAGAGTTCTTCAACTCTGCTAAGAAAATCTCCACTATGTTGATACGGATGATCTCCGGAACCCCAAGGATATCGACCAGACCGATACTTCATTCCATAATGGGCTAAAATGTCGTCCTCGATAAAATCCATGGTCATTCCTCCTCTGCTCTAATCTTAGTTATGATCTTATCAAACAATACAATTTTGTCACAAATTGCCATAATTTCATCTGGTGTCGGCTTATGATACAATACCTCATCAGATTGATATATCCGTAATTCATGATCAATTTCAGATGGTTTGATACGATACTCCAAACAAAAGAGAGCATCATATATTTTAAGCTGCTCCATTTTAGTTGGTGTAACACCACTCTTAAAATCGTGAATACGAAGAAGATCATTTCTAAAAGATATAGTGTCGGCAGTTCCAAAACAATTATCCGAGTAATATAGAATCTGCTCGGGTCTCATCTTGAACCCTATTGCATCATTGACATACATATTTAATGTTTTTTTACACTTAGGTAACTTTTGACCTAATCTTATACAAATAGCAGCAAAAGCATGTAATTCGGTGCCTCTTTGAGCAGCCATAAACCTTGAAAATGATTCTATAACTTTTGCTTCGTCATAGTTCACCCAATGATATTTACTCGCCCCTAGGAAGGCGTGCTGCCCTTCGAGGTCTGAATGCTTGTTGAAGTTCATCTAATACCTCCTTTTTATTCTCCGGATATATGAACCGAGAAAATGACATTTTGTTCATCTTATCCACATAGTACGGTTGGTTTGGTTGAGCAGGAGCATCTTTGGATTGTTTTCCTTCTAACGACGCCCACCGTTTCTTATAGAGAATAAGTAGGTCAGGAACTCCTTGAATCTTATTTGCATCTCCATGAAGGATCATGCAACCAGGAAACATGGTTTTTAGTTCCTTACACAACTTAGTCTTGAATTTACTCTCTAGCATGTTACATAACCCCCTTTTTAGCAAAAATAAAAGAGAGAGGGATTATAATCCGAAAGTCGGTCTTTTAATCTTCCTTCTCTCCATAAAAGGGGCTGTTTTTTTCGCGTAATTAATTTATATTCAAATAAAATAACCACGGAGACAAAATCTCGTGAATCTTTAGTAATCCAAATAAAGCAATTGCTCCTGTTAAGAGAATGACTATGACTTCTCCAATAGAGCACCCTTCACCTTTTTCATACATTTTTGTAGATCCTTTGACAAATCCATTACTGTTAAAATGGACAAATCTTTTCATAGTTTTAGTCTCCTTTTGATATAAAAATATAGTCTCTGCCCAAAAACCCACTTTTTTTGAGATACTATTATATATTATTAATTTTTTTATCACAATTAATTGAGAAATAAAGTGGGCAAGTGGGCTAAAATGCCGTTTTTGCCCTATTTAAAGCCATTTTTCGTGCCCACTTTCACTTTTAAAAGTGGGCTTTTTGGCCATAAAAGTGGGCAGAAAACCCGGTTTTGAGTGAATTTTTATGAGAAATCACCACCGTCCTCACAACTACTTTAAACAAAACCGGGCAAAATACCCAAATATGCCCACTTTCTAAACACAAAATGGGCAGACCTAACCTTGAGGTTTTTTCAATTCCTCGTCATTTTTTACGGGAATAATAAATTCTTTTTTCATAAATTCCGGAGCTGGTCCAGACGCTAAATCAAATCCGCAAAACCTTTCATAACGCGTCAAACGCTCGTCAACAAACGATGGTAAATAATCCATCTGAAATCCAGCAGCGCCACGATGACCGCCGCCACCATATCGTTTTGCAATCTCAGATACATCGATGGTCTTTGAATATAAACTGAATACCCAGAGTTTTCCATCAAAGCAGAAAGGCATGAGAATATCGTACTCTTTGTACTCAATGCTCTTAAAATATTCGCTATTACAGAGCCCGAGATTTAGAGCGTACGCCTTATACCCCTCAAGTTCAACTTCAAACCCTTTTGTACGACAGTATTCCTTTGCCCAATGATCACGATATAACCGCATTATTGCGCCTTGATGAATAAGTTCCATTGTATAATGATCGTTATACATGTTGCGATTCGGGTCCTCATCAACACGGTTAATAAAATTTTCCCAGTTATTACTATTAGGAGCAAAGTCGTACGCATTGAAGGCTGTGATGAAATTACGCGTATCATCTCCAAACTCAAACTTCCACACATCCCAATCTGCAATAAGCTTGGTAAACATTGGGGCAGAATCCGTCATCCACATATCAAAAGGTCGAATAATCTCGCCAGTGCTGTCACACATAATATTTAGAAAACAATATGTGAGCATACACCCAGCAATGCCGTCCTTACGGAGGCCTTTGACACGATACGGAAAATCGGCATACTTCTCAATGGCTGTTTTGTGGTGGTCAATCCATATCACGTTTTGAGTGATTTTTAGCAGCTCAATCATTTCTTCCGGTTCAATTGAATAGTCTACAATATAGACCACTTCATTTGGCTGGATGATGTCTAGAGGAAACGGCTTGCCATAGTTGATTTCAATGAAATAACCAAGCTCATCGCCTTCAAATACGCCTTTTGCGAGTACCCAGAATCCAGCACACCGGCCATCAGCATCCGCATGGTAAAAACACTTCATTTTTTATCTCCTTTCAATAATGGGTCTCTAAGAAACTGCACAAAATATGTTACGTCATTCTCGGTTTGCTCTGACAAAACCATTTTGTATTTATTATCTTTAAACCAGTTGAAAGCGGTAGATTCGGGCTTCTTAGCCGAAAACGAATGCCAATCACATATCATCTCTATAATGTATATGAATGGCATATCCAGGGCCTTTGTATTTCCATTATCTTCTTTTAGCAACCAATGTTGCCAGTGGTGCGGATTTCTATGAATATGAAGAAGCCACGCTCGATCAAATTCTTTTTGAGTCCCGGTTCCACGATAAAAATGGTCCGCATAGGCATCATACTCATCGGGCAACCATTTGGATTTATCATGTTCAGATATAATTTTTTCTAAGGCCGGTATTAGACTCGGAAGCATCGCTTCAATTTTTGGTCGTATTTGTTCAAACGCGGCAATCACATTATTTTTATGCTCAATGATATAGTTTGTATAATCCTGGCAATTATCAATAAATGGACTTGTATTTACTTCTATCACAATTTTAATTCCCCTTTCGATAATTTATCCCTTATCATATCAGCAAGCGCCGAATCTTTCAAATGCGGATCTAATATAACACGATCTGAGGAGATGAGCCCACTAAATCCACAATCCTTACAGCTTCCTCGTACCATATCATCAAGCCGGTTGTCTACTTTAAACGACTTTGCCGCGCCGCATATTTTGCAATCCTCAAGAATGACTTTTGGCGTTTTTGGTCTTTGCTCGATGACTATTTCTGTTAGGTTATAAAGATTGGCGTTTGCGAAGCTAATAGATATAGGCTGGCCATTACCTAATTGTTTGATCTCTTTTTCAGTCATTGATATAAGGATTCTCATAATTCAGTTAACTCCTTTGTTATAAAATTGTATTTAAAAGATCTTAAAGTTTGACTACCAGCTTCTACTAATTCCGGAGGTAAACTTCGAAAATATCCACTAACAGTAACGGTCGATTCTCCAGGTCCTTTATCATCGGCGGTATGCCAACCGTATTGACAATCTACTACTGACATTTTACAGCCATCTATGAAGACCCCAGGCACCTGAGCATTCATTACTAAGAAAACAAAGGTATGCTTTGGTTCCATAATCTCTCCTTCCAGAAAAGAAAGAGGCCTTATTTTAGCCTCAGTCTTATAAGCCTACTTGTTTCTACTCGTTTGGCATATCACGTATAGAATATCCTTGTCATTGTCTATACTTAATTGAACCCAATAACGACCATCTTCAGAATATGCTCCAAAGTCTTCGTCGGTTTCAAATGATACGTCAGTAAACCCCATCTCTTTACATTGAGATATGTAGGTTTCATACTCTTCAGTATTATAACCGGTCACCTCAAATATATAAGCCTTTCCTCCATCACTATCTGTGATGGTTACGTCTCCGTTGGCAAATATAGCCGCAGGATCCGGAATCATTCCCGCATATAATACATCGGGATCGACTGATTCCTCAGTCTTCACAGGCGCCACTGTCGGCGTTTCCTGAACTGTTTCCGGCTCCATTGTAGGTGCCGGTGTTTGCACATCCGGTTTGTAATTCGGATTCACAGGTGCTGCCTGCATCGAGCAGGCCGTTAATAATAGTATCAATACAACCATCATTAAACCTAAAATTTTCTTCATTTTATTAATTTTCCTTTCAATTTTCAATTAAATTAGCCGTGACCGTTCCTTAAATATCGAATCAGTATCCAGACAAGCCATACCCCACTTGTACAAAATACTAAAATCAAATCTAAGATTAATCCTCCTGTTCCTCGTTTCTTGTTTTTTGACATGCTGTTATCCTTTTCGAATATTATTGTCACAATTCACACCTCTTTAATTGTTACTTCATAAAGGAAGTGGTTTATTTCGCTGAAAGGTAATTATAACTCTTCTCCTTTAAACTTGATACCAACATTGTTTACTTGCACAATGCCAATATCATTGACAAACGCGTCTTTTGAAGCGATCCAGCTGGTAGTTCCATGCGGCCCTATGACTGGCGTGCCATTAGGTTCAAACATCCTGAATCGGTCACCAGCCTTAATATCAATGGGTTTAATGTCTACCCACTGTTCATCTTTGAAGATTTGTGCGGTTCTAACGTTTTTAAGTTCCATGACAATTCTCCTTTTCAAATATAGTGAGGATCTTGAGACTTTCACCTCTTCTCCTCATAAAAGGCGTAAGCCTTATACCTACGCCTTTTCGGGGTTTAAAGTCTGTCAAGGGCATCACGCAATGAACGCCGGGCTTTGCTTAGCTGGTTTAGGCACCGAAATAAAACATCATTAAGAGATGTCGGTTCATTTGCCTTGTCACAGCATTCATCCGGGACTGCTCCATACAGCCGATCATGCAGAATGGTTGTCATATTTTCAATGTCATTTGCCATCCCAAGCAGATCACTCGCCTTTTTCTGAATTCCCGGTTCTTTACTCTTTGCACAGCATTTGTCACTATCTCCCATTTTTATCTCCTTTCTATTTTTGAGGCTTTCCTCGCCTCATATTCCTCTTTGGTAATCTCGTCCCATTGTGCAAAGAAATTACCCTTTCCAGATGTTTCCGGCTCTTTGAAGAACCGGTTGATCTCGACCCGTTCGCCGTCCGGCTTAATGGCATAAAATATGCCTTTGGTGTCGTAATCACCATTCTTCAGGTCTGTCAAGAAATCCTCGCAATAGACCTTAATCGGCCCGCCTGGATAGTAAGGCATTGTGATCGGGAACAATTCCTCAATTATTCTTGACACAAGGCCAGTTGTGTACGCGCTGTCGGGATTGTTAATGTCAATACAGTAATACTGATCAACGTTACTGTACCGTATGCGCCCATCAGAATATACGTACTTGAACAAAGAGCTCATTCGGCTGTTCTGATAGCAAATATAGTCGTCTTGCTTGACAATGCAGTCATTCCAAACATCCGGGGTATCTTCGATAGGAGTGAGGGGTTTTCCGTCCAGAAGGCGGTTCAAAATATGCTGGGTCATCTTAATACTAAACCCGCTATGACCATCTTCACAAAGACTCTTGAAGGCCTTCAGCGCGCTTTCATAACAGCAGCATCCGTAATCGAACTCGCCTTTTTTTCTATCGGGATTTTCGTAGTTGCAGGCAATTTCAACCTCTCGCTCAGCCCAAGATTGCATATTTGACTTTTTGAACCTGCACGGCAGATATCGGATAAATTGAATTACCCTCCTAATAAACCAATAGACTCTACCTTTTCTCTCTAAAGAATCACAACAACTTGCTTTCATTTTTTACTTTTCTCCTTTCAATAACCTATTATTTGTATTTGTTTCCCGAATACTTGTGGACCAACACAATACGACCTTCTATTCGAAACCCAGCAACATTGCAAGCATCACATATGCACCGTCTCAAGTATTTAGCCTTCTCTTCTTCTGTAACGTTTGTAATTGCTGTGAAAGCCGTAGGGTCTGAATAACCGGAAGCATTTTTCTTTAAGTCACCACCAGATTTAGACATTATATAGACCCCCTAATATTGTTACTTAACCGGTTGATTCCATTTTCGAGAGCCACACCCTGCGCAAGCCGCCGAAGGTTTCGCTGAAATATAGCCACAATCAGGGCACATAAATTTTTTACCGCCAGTTGCAGATATGCCGTCATATCCAAAAAATTTAGCAGCCTCTTTATTATCAGCATAAACCACGGTTTCACAAATTGCAAAAGGCAGATCGATCAATTCAGGTTTGTTTTTATGAGTCCATATCGCGCACAATATGTTCCAGCAGAAAGCCCTGTCGTGTGGCTCGTCGTCATCACCACGTAAAAACTTTAGATAATGACGCACAGCCGAGTCAATATAACAATGGAGGTTAATACCTTTTTCCCAGTTACGTTCTCCATATTTCTGCATGCCGTCCTCATACTGATGCGATACTTCAAGGATCATAGTCGGATAGTCGTTCCAATGATGAATATTAAACACCTGCAAAGCAGTATTTAGACTCATCAAATTACCACTCCGAATATATCGCTCAATGTTGAGCAACACATCATCCTGATATCCATTGCGCGGGCAGCATTCGGCGATAACTTCGAGGGGCAGTAAATCGCACCGCCCCTTACCCTCGCCCATATCTCTTACGGCTCCAGTTGAGAATTCTCTTCTCTCACCGCTATCCTTTAATTCAGCCATTTTGTTTCCTTTCTAGGCCATAGCCAAAATCTTTAATATAAAGAGAAAGAAGTTCATTATAATAATGGCTCTTATAAAATATGCAATCATTAATATAATGATTAAGATTGCAAGGCTAATAAAGCCTCATAAAAGCCATTTTTTAAGCATGTCTGTTTCTCCTCTTCCCGACATTCATTGGGTGACCACAACCAGGGCAAAACTGAGTTCGGTTTGACACAGTTGTATCACACAAGTTACAAGTGTATACTTCGTTTCGAGTACCAAGCTTAACCCAATACCCCATTTTCTTTTTTCGCTCAAATATAGCAAACGCCAGGATAAAGGCTATAATGAGCAACGCTGCCATAATTATCCAGTCATAGAATTCACTCAGCATTTTTATCTCCTTCCTTCAATCCCAATTTAAACCCTTGAATAGCCGCCTCGCCCATAGCAACAGATTTATCAAGTTCTTTCAGAAGTTTAAAAGTTACCGCAAACTCATCTAGAGTCTTTAAAGGAAGCACCGGTATTCCGTGAAACAGCATACCGAGTTCCGGATGACGGGTTAATTCACTTAGTTCTGCCTCGTTCATTAGAATATCGTACGCACCATATCCAAGATACATCAACTTAGACGGCATCTTTCTGATAATTATAAATTTCCTGTGCATATTGATAATAGTATCCCGTCTGCACAAGATATTCACGTCGCTCCAATACCGATTTTAAGCTTCGGTTGAGCATCGCAGCTAATGTAGACAGAGGTTTGCCTTGAACTTCATGAGCTATTATCATTTGGTCCGTTAGCTCCGAGAATTCACGGTCTACTATATTAGCCATAAATATCACTCCTGATAATGAATGTTGATATTTAAAGTTCTTCCGTCAATTGCATCATCATTAACAATAACACGAATAGCTCTCATAACTCTTGCCACGGCCTCATCTTTTTGCGCCATTACTTCTTTTGCAAACTCTGAAACTTTTTGCATGGCATGTTTAGTAGCGGCCTCGTCAATCTGTTTTTTAATATCGGTCATAAGAGTATTAAAAAATGCTCCTTGATCTGAAGCAGGATCTGGAATGGCCGTAAGGTCGGCAAGTGTTGGTTTTGGTTGCTCCGGTTTTCTGATATCAAAATAATTGTCTGCCATAATTAGTCTCCTTTTAACAATAAAGAGGTAGGGGCTATATTTCAAGCCCCTTAGGTATCACCGAGTCGAGAGGAACCTCTTTTTCCTTCTCGATCTGATCAAAGGCCTGAATAAGAGCATCCTCGGCCTTTTCAAAACGTTTAGTCGCGTCTATCATGTCATCTATTGCTTTAAAGTACACATTCGCAATATCCATGTCGAGATTTTCCTGAATCCACGCTACGACTTCCGGTTTCATTCTTAACGCGGTCATTACCCCGCCAGCCATTTCTATGGCTCCTGTAGCTACCCTGGAAGCCCGCGAATGTGCTGCTCCGACCTGAGTTTTGTCTGGAGATTTTGACCGGTCTCTTATGAGCTGGTAGCGCGCCGCACCCGGTGTTTCTTTGACAAAATAATAGGAGTAATTGGACGGGCACGTCTTGTTTTTCTTTGCTTCTTCACCCCAATACGTTTCCAGGGCTTGCTCAGCTCGCTTGGATGACTCGGCCTGCATTTCGAACCATTTCTTTAGCAGGTTCCCTTTATAGGACTCTTTAGATCCTACGGGGTTGAAGGTCAACATGTCTACTCCGAAATAGGTTACGCTCATTTTTACTTTTCTCCTTTTATTTTAATTATGGCTGGAATTTATCCAGGCCTTTGGGTCTTAAACCTGCTGCGGGGGAACCAGATATAGAGGTGAGCTTTTCATAAATTTCTTTAGCTTCTTTACCTTGAAAAGCATTTATAATGTCCAGATTTCCCTCGCTTTTTTGCCGACCGACAATCAATATGGGCATATCGCCATTCGTCGGATCAACAAAACTTACCAAAACACAGTCCTCCATCTTGTTCTCCTTTCAATTAAGTTTAGAAGTAAAGCCAGGCATATGAAATGCGCAATTATAACGTACCACAGTTCCAATTTGTGGCCTAATACAACAAAATTTATTAAAACAGTCATTACAATTTGGCAACGTTCCAACTAGGTCTATAAATGCCTGTTGGGATTCGATAGTATCTAAAGCATCTTTTGCCAATTGAGAAATTGGAGGGGCCGACTCTTTAAAGAGTTCTTGAGCTATCTTTAAATTTGCTGATACTTCTTTAACAGTAGCCATGTCAGCCCTCCTTCTCTTTATAGTTGATGGGCTTGTGCGAGTCAACGTTTGCTGGCGTATCCAAGCATTCATTGCAAGGATCATCGCCTTCCGGTTTGTCCTTATTTTCACAAGTAGGACAGTACTGGTCAAAATATACCTCTTTCAGATTTCCTTCCATTATGCAGCACTCCTTCCATCTATAAATTTTCGTTCATTGAAATTCTTTTTAGCACTTAAAGCTCTAGCTATCATAAGATCAATACTTGCTCTGCTTTTAAGGTGATAATAATATAAATCTGTATATGGCGTAGTCATTCTGTCAATTCGACCCGCTGCCTGCACCATAACTTTATACGAGTAGTTTTGAGAGTAGAACACAATTGCATCCGTCTTAATGCAGTTCCAAGCTTCGCATCCAGCGGTATATTGAACAAGATATACCCAATCATTCCCTTCTGGTAAGGGCTGATGTTTATGCCCATTCCATTCAGCAATTTCAACGTTTGCTCCATAATTTATCCCCTTTAGAAGATCTAATTCATAGTCAAAATTATAGAATATAATTAAACGCCGATGCCTATCAAAAAGTCGTAATACCTCTTCCGCTCTGGTTGGATCCGTATTAACAATTTTCCTTAGAATATAACATAACCCTGCCGCGTTCTCGATTGGGCAATTGTTATAAATATCCCACCTATTCTTCATAACGTTTTTATACGTGAGTTCGTCGTAATCCACATAAACGTCCTTATGATGTGGTACTGTATGACGATCAAATTCCATATTGACAAGAATGCTATCACGCAGTCGAACTAGTCGTCTCGTATTAACATACCTATCAACTTGAGGAAATTTACTAAACCGTTTATAAATTACATGTTGCAATACAAAATCGGTTTTGTTTCTATAGAAGCCGTTCGCAACGAAGACTGGAATATAATCATTCCAAGTATCTCCAGGCGTTGCCGACAGTAATATCCATTTGTTGTTTTTTGCAATCTTTAGAAAAGACTTTACCCAAGCTCCACTTCCGATTACCCTTTGCTCATCAAATATAAAGAAAGCGTCCTTAACTTCTGCATACTTTCTAATATTATTCCAAGAATCAATAATAATTTTATTACCATAATAATTAACTTCTTGATGATTGGATAGAAGAAATTGAGGGAGTTCGGCTTCCCATTCTAACGAATCTCTTTTTCGTGCCGTAGTTATGATGTATAAATCTTTAGGCTGTTTAGTCATGTACTCATATTTACCAGTGCCGAGTTTTCCCCCATGCTCAATATAAAAGTATGCGAGAGCGGTTCTTGATTTACCGCTCCCCACACCACCGCAAAGGATGCACCCATTTTTCATGTCCTTGACGGCATTTA